TGCAGGAAGTAGAGGAACATCTGGATCATCCGGAAGTTCTGGTAGTGCAGGTAGTTCAGGTTCTGCAGGTAGCGCAGGATCAAGTGGTAGTGCAGGTAGTTCAGGAAGTTCTGGTGCTAATGGAACATCTGGTTCAGCAGGTAGTGCAGGAACTAGTGGTAGCTCAGGAAGTAGAGGCACATCTGGTTCATCAGGAAGTTCAGGATCAAGTGGTAGTGCAGGTAGTGCAGGTACATCTGGTAGCTCAGGTAGCTCAGGTGGTTCAGGTAGTGCTGGTGCTGATGGTTCATCTGGTACAGCAGGTAGTTCTGGTATATCAGGTATGGATGGTTCTAATAGTGGAAGATGGATATTTACTGACGTAAATGGAACCTCTCCAGTAGATCCGCAGGCAAATAACTTTGTTTCTAATAATGGTGATGGAAATACTTTAGCTAGTACTTCACAATTATCAATCAATATAGCTTCTCAAGGTGGAGTAAATTATTATTCATGGCTTAGTGCTATGAAGACTTTAAGAGATGTAGGAAATACAGTCTATCTTCAAATTTATGAGGTATCAGACACTAAAAATTTACTTATATGGGAAATAGATACTATACAAGATGCTACAACTTATTTTAATATTAATCGTGGTCTTGTATTAGCCGCAAATGGCACGTGGACAAACGATAAAATCTATACTATTTCATTTGTTGCTAACGGATTAAATGGTTCATCAGGAAGTTCAGGGGAAGCTGGATCATCAGGTAGTGCAGGAACTAGTGGTAGCTCAGGAAGTAGAGGCACATCTGGTTCATCAGGAAGTTCAGGATCAAGTGGTAGTGCAGGTAGTGCAGGTACATCTGGTAGCGCAGGAAGTTCCGGTGCTAATGGTACATCCGGTAGTGCAGGTTCATCTGGTTCTGCAGGAAGTGCAGGTTCTAGTGGTAGTTCAGGTGGCACAGGTACATCAGGTAGTTCAGGAAGTTCTGGTGCTAATGGCACATCAGGTAGTTCAGGAAGTTCTGGTGCTAATGGCACATCAGGTAGTTCAGGAAGTTCTGGTGCTAATGGCACATCAGGTAGTTCAGGAAGTTCTGGTACATCAGGTTTAGCAGGAAGTGCAGGTTCTAGTGGTAGTTCAGGTGGCACAGGTACATCAGGTAGTTCAGGAAGTTCTGGTGCTAATGGTACATCAGGTAGTGCAGGTTCATCTGGCTCTGCAGGTAGTTCAGGTTCATCTGGTAGTTCAGGTGCAAACGGTACTTCCGGTAGTTCAGGAGCATCTTATCAACAAATGTTAATAATAGCCTCATTAGGAGTATAAAATATAATATAATAAAAATATGATATTAGATTCAACAACAGACGCATTAAATGTTTTTTTATCAGGTAATGTGCAAACTTCTCAACTTGATGTTTGCTCTGCTTATAATATTATTACTTCAACATCTTTGACTCCTGCTAAAATTCAAAATACCACAAGTGATTTAGCTCCAATAAATATTTTACCTCCTCCAAGTTCTGGACAACAAACTCAATTAAGATTTTGTTCAATATATAATGCAGATTCAACTAATGCTACTGTTACAATTGAATATACAGGAAATACAGGAAGATCTATAATTTTTCTATCAAGTATTGATCCCGGAGACTCAGTTCAATATACACAAAATAGAGGATGGAGAACTTTTGGTGCCATGGGTCAAGAAAGAATATTGGGTATGAATGATGCTCCCGGAGAATTAAGATTACCTCCTAATCTTAAACCGGTAGGTGTAACAGATATATTAACTTGTACAAGTGGTACAGATTATGGTTTTTATTTAGGTAAAGCGGATAGACCTTATTCTAATATAAAAATAAGATATAATGTTACTAATAGTCCCACTTCAATAACTTGGGCAGAAGCTGCTATTTATAAAACATTTATAAAATTGGCTTCTGCTACAACAGTTGTTAATTATTGTGGTTTTGTAAGTATTTCAACTGATATTGGTACAACGGGAAATAAAACTGCAACAATAAATGTTACAGGAATTACAGAAAATGATGATTTATTTCTTGTTATAGGATCTGTTTTTGGGGCTGGTACATTCGCTGTAAGAGCAGGAATACCAGATATTATAAGTACAGGTAGTGTTGGGTCAGTTGCAGGAAGTTTAAGACCATCAACAAATACGAGTTTGACATTAACAACGTCAGCAGCTCTTAATCATGCTTGGGTTGCTTGGCAAGGATCTCAATGGTAAAAAAATATAAATATGATATTAGATACAACAACGGATTCTATAGAAGTAAAATTAGCAGCCGCACATACAACAAGGGCTTTGCAATTTTATGCTTCATATCATATTATTGATTCAACTAGTTTTATATTTACTCCAACCAAAAATTTCGGTTCAACAAATGGTACAACTGCAGTAACAATGGTTCCTGCTCCAACCTCTAGTAAATTAAATCAATTAAGATCTTGTTCAGTTTATAATTGTGATTCAATTGATCATACGGTTACAATTCAAATAAATTCATCATCTAATTTGAGAACAGTATATTCTGTTATAATTAAAGTAGGAGAACAAATTCAATTTACACTTTATGAAGGATGGAAAATATTTAATGTGGATGGAATTTTAAAAACTTCTAGTTCTGTAATTGGGGGTCCTGCAGTAAAACAAAGTATAATACCAAACTTTCAAGGCACTGCAGGAGGTACTTCACAAACAAGTGGAACAGATTTTGCTTATTATCTAGGAAAAGCAGATAGAAGTTATGACTCTGTAACTGTACAGATAAATGTTACTTCTGCTGTTGTTGGAGCAATAACATGGGCAGAAGCTGCGATATATAAAGGATACCCATCAATTGGAAGTAATGTAACACTTACAAGATGTGGTTTTGTTGATGTTTCCACTGGCTCCAATCATGGTGTGAATGCAACTGGTAATAAAACAATCGTTATACCAATAACAGATAAGAATTTATTTGTTGGTGATGATATATGGTTTGTTTTTGGGTGTGTAGTTGCAACTACAGGTCCAGCTTTCAAACATATAGGTTATGCAGATAATATAGGTTCTGGTATTGTACAAAGTGCAACTGGAAGTTTAAGACCATCAACAAACTCAAGTATATCATTTACTTTATCTACAACAATATTAACAATATTTGCTGCATGGTACGGAGCACAAAACGTATAAAAAAATGACATTAGATACAACAACAGATTCAATAGAAGTAAGATTAGCAGCCGCTCATACAACTAGAGCTTTGCAGTTTTTTGCTTCTTATACCAACCTTAATGTTTCTAGTGCTACGAATACTCCAACAAAAAACTTTGGTTCAACAAATGGCACAACTGCAGTAACAATGGTTCCTGCACCAACTTCTGGAGTAATAAATCAACTAAGATTTTGTTCAGTTTATAATTGCGATTCTGTTGATCATACGGTTACAATTCAAGTAAATTCATCATCTAATTTGAGAACAGTATTTTCTGTTATAATTAAAGTAGGAGAACAAATTCAGTTTACACTTGGCGAAGGTTGGAAAATATTCAATGTGGATGGTATTTTAAAAACTTCCAATTCCACTATCGGCACTTCAGCAGTAAAGTCTGCAGCTTCTATTTTCAATCAACAAGCAAGTGTTAATTCATCATATACTTCAGGTACTGATTATGCTCAATATTTGGGCAAAGCAGATAGGAATTATGATACAGTAACAATTCAATTGGATATTCCAAACATAGTTGGTGCAACCATAACATGGGCTGAGGCTGCAATATACAAGGGTTATCCATCCATAGGAAGTAATGTAACGCTCACAAGGTGTGGTTGGGTGGATATTTCTACTGGAACAAATCATGGTGTTAATAGTACCGGAAATAAAACTATTGTAATTCCAATAATAGATAACAATTTATTTGTTGGAGACGAAATTTGGTTTGTTATTGGATATGTTAATACCGGCGGTTCAGGTACATTAAGGATTGGTTCTTTAGGAGACAATATTGGAGCCGGTTTGGTACAGACAGCCACCGGAAGTTTAAGACCATCAACCAATTCAAGCATATCTTTCGCCATATCTTTAACACGTGCACCAATATTTGTTACATGGCAAGGTACTCAAAATGTTTAAAATTAAAAACAATAATAAAAAATGGTAATAGACAATACAAACGAAACTATAGAACTTGTTTTAGCTGGTGCAGTAACAACTAGCCAAGCAACTTTTACTTGTTCTTTTAATGAAATTTCATCTACAACTTTTACAGGAAATGAAACAAATGGTACAAGTAATAATACCACTGCAGTTACATTGATTTCTAGTCCTTCAGCTGGATTTCAAAGACAATTGAGGGAGTTAATAATTGAAAATAATGACACCGCAACTATGACTGTTACCATTAGATATAATAATACATCAGTAACAAGAATTATAATGAAGGCAATTATTGATTCTGGTGATAGTTTAACTTATACAGCAGATGGTGGATGGAATTGTAAAAATACAAATGGCTCAATTAGGTATTATAATATTCATGTAAATCAAACAGGCAATATTAGAGGTCCTGAATATTTTAATTTAGCTACTTCAGCTAGTAGTGTTTCGCTTTCAACTACTGTTGTTGGTCAATATTTAGGTAAGGCGGAAAAAGCATACGCTTCAATAGATTTCAGATACCAAGTAGATACGGCAGCTGTTACAATAACTTTTTGTGAACTTGCTGTGTATAGAATATCAAATAGACTTAGTATAGGAACTCAACAAGTATGGACTAGATTAGGTTATACAGATACATCAGGAATTTGGAATAGTACTGGCTTAAAAACAACTAACGTTGCTCTTACAGGATGTAGAACTGGTGATGATTTATATGCAATTTGGGCAAGTAATGCTACAACATCAATGGCACCAAGAGGTGGCAACATAGCTGATCCAACATCATCTATTCTACAAACAACAACAAATACTGTTTCAAGTTGGAGGCCTAGTACATCTCCTTTATATCAAGCAACAAGTTTTACAGCAGCTGCAGCTGCTATATGGTTTAATTGGCAAGGCAATTAAATAAACTTGCTCAATTTATCTATTACTGTATTTGATTTTATAGATTTAGTACATTCAAATTGTCTTGAAGTTCCTTTGTGTCTTGGGCACCAATTCCAATCTGATGGATCTAAACGAAAATCATTAAAACAACCATTACATGTATTTATTGGATCGTTGACAAATATTCTTTCGCAATCTGTCATTTCACAATTAGGTCTTGAAAATCCACTTATTAAAAATATTTTTTTATCAAGTGCCCACGCAACCCATGAAAGACCACTTCCAAGACCAATAAACCCTTCAGAATGATATAAAATGTTACATATTTCTTTTATAGATTTATCATTAATTTTAATTACTCCTTTAGGATTTTTATTTCCCATATAATCATCTGGTTCTTTAGAAAGTAAAAGAACATCATAACCTTTTGATTTTATGTAATCAACAACTTCCTGCCATCCATTAGGATTGTTCCAATATTTTGCTTGAGCTGTTGAGTGGTTAGCTATACAAAAATATTTATTTTCTATTGGTCTTTCACTTGGAATAAAATCAATTTTTGGTTTTACTTCTTTAAAATCTAATCCAAGAATATCTGTTGCTGTTTTTTGTAAATGTTGATCTCTAAAGTTTAAGGGATTTTTACTAGAAACAAATTCATTTTTATCATCATAAAACCATCCAATAGTAAACATTTTATATAAGTTGTGAACTATGGATCCGGGTTTAACAAATTCTATTTCAGGATAATTTTTTTCAAAGAAATCATTATGGAATGTAGAACAAATAACTTTTGCATTATGTGTTTTCCTAAATTCATCAACTTGTGGAAACCATGCAATAGTATCTCCTAAGGAAGAAGAATCTAAATGTATATATACTCTTTGGTTTTCAAAAGAAGGTTTTAAAATATGTTTTTCATTTTCTACTTTATATTCAATAAAAAAATCTCTATGATATTCTCTATTTAATTGACCAAACATATTATTTTTTAAAGTCGTTTCATATAAAAGATTTTTTGTTTCTTCATCAAAGAATCTAAATTTCACTTCTGTTTGATCATCACATTCTAAATTAATTTTAGGTTCTTTAAAATAGTTTAAGCTAACTTCAACATTTTTTTTCTTTTTGGTTTTACTTAAAATGGGAGATTCTTTATAACCGTTAAGTAAAATATCTTTAAATTCTGTTTGATTGTTATCAATTTTCATAATATTGTTAGTTGAATTTAATTCTATAAATATTGCTCTGTGGTCTTGGTAATTGAAATATATTGGACTTTTACTTTTAATTTTTTCAACAATTTCTTCAAGATTGTTTTTGCCAGATCTATTATTGTTTTGTAGGTGAGTATTATCACAAAAATAATTGATTATACAATTTATTTTCTTGGCAATATTCAAAATTTTATCACCATTATCAAATGAATTTATTCTTATGAATGCATAATCTAATTCAATAAATTCATCTAAGAAAATATCATGGTCAAAAAATAAAACTTTTAATTTTTCTAACTGCTTTTGATCATAATGAAAATTAAAAAATCCAACTTTGCATCTTTTGTTTTCCCAGTTTAATTTACTTAAATATGTTGATTCGGCAGCTTCGTATACATCATCAAAAAAATCATTTTTTCTTGGGTAAATTAAGTTTAGTTTTTTTCTTCTTTCTTTTGCTTCTTTGATTAATATTACTTCTCCTCTAATGTTCCAGTTTCTAAAATTTTCTGAATCCCAATGTTGTCTTGCTAAATAAGTTGTTCTAGGAATTGTTAACCATTTCCCTTTTTCTTCAAGGTTGATAAGCCACTGAGCATCATTTGATGTACAAACATCACTGTCTTCATGAACTTTAAAATTTAAATTTGGTATATTTCTAAATATTCTTAGATAACCAAAAATTCCACTTCTATCAGGTGTCAATCTTTCAAAGGCCTCTAAAAAAGAATCATTATCTCTTGAAATATAAACATTGTTTATAAATGAATTAAGAAAGTTATCTTTTGAATCAGGAAGGTTATCTTGATGTTTATTGGCATTAAAATGTAGAAAAATTACATCTGGAAACTTTTTAAAATAATAAACTATTTTTTCAAATGTATTTGGTAATATCTTATCATCTCCGTCAATAGGACAAACAATATCTCCCTTTGCGTGTAATTGAGGGTTCCACCAAATTTCTTTTTTATAATTAGGCTCTACGATTTTTATTCTTTTATCATGGTTGGCTAATGCTATAAGTTTTTCTTTTGTTTTATCAGTAGAAAAATCATCAGCTATAATCCATTCCCAATCTTTATAAGATTGACTTAAAATAGATTCAGATAATTCTTTGATGTAATTTTCTGAGTTGTAAAAAGAAGTTACGATTGATAATTTCATGTTATATTAATTTACTTACTGTGGTACTTTCTTCTAAAAATTTTTGTGTATTTGAATCATATAAATCTACATCCATATAAAGCATATTGTTTCCGAATATTTTTACATAATGTGTGTTTTTTTTAAGTTTAATTAAATTAAAATTTCCACTTTCTAACCAAAAATTATATACATTGCTATCTTCTATTATATTAAAAATCATAGGTTCTTTTGAATAGTTATAACATAAAACATAATAATCGCCATTGTGTGGAAAAACTATGCCCCAGTAAAGAAAATCTCCTGAGCATAATCCGGTTGAAAAATTTTCATTAGTAGCTATTAAATTAAAATCTTTCTTATATACATTATTCTTAAGAAATCTAGTGTGTAAAAATTCTTCACATAAAATATCTAAATTTTCTAATAATTTATTTTCGTCATATAAAAAGTCAGAATAATTTAATTTATTTAAGTTAATACATAAATAATTACCACTCATCCATTCTTGATTAAAGTATCCAACAGCATTATAATTAGAACTTCTTAAAATATTTAAATTTTCATTAAACTCTTTTATGCTTGATATTTTACTATCGTATTCAACATAATGTACAACATCGTATTTTAAAGTTTTTGCCATTGTGAATCCATTAAATAAAATTCTCATTACAGCTAAAAAAGTATTTTGTCTAGCCGGTAACTTAGATGCAAGATCTACTAATTGACTAGAAAAACTTGAATATCCAATATATTTTTTATCAGTTAATAATTTATTTTCTTTATCATATATGAAGTAATCACATTTTCTTAAAATTATTTCTTCTGGAGCTATATGAGAACTAATCATTACTTCTTTTCCATTTTCTTTGAAAAAATTAACTAAATCTAACAATAGATCTTTTTTTTCTTTCGTATTTGAATAGTCTCCTATTAAAATTAAATCTTTCATACTAACTCAAATAAATGTTTTTTCTTTTTTTAATAAATTTGATTGGTGTTCCAGCAACAACATCAAATGGATTTGTATTTTTGTTTACTAATGAATTTGAGCCAACTGAAGTAGCAAATTCTAAAACAGTTTCAGGTAAAATAACAGTATTGCATCCTATAACTACGTGTTTTCTTATTAGAATATCACCAGTTTTAACTTTTTTAAATTCATCAGCAACAACGGAATTTGTCATATACCCTTCCGTATAATCATCATTAGATGTATACAATATGCAACGAGCAGAAGTACAAGTATAATCTTCTAATGTTATATTACCACTATTACCATAATAATAACAACCTGCAGAAATATGAACATTATTACCTATAGATATTTTACTATCTTTTCCTGCAATCAAAATACATTGTGAATCTATTCTTACGTTATTACCTATAGTGATGTTTTGAGGGTTATGAAATATAACATCGTTAGAAATAAAAACATTTTCACCAATAGTTAAATTTGATTCCAAAAGTTCTTCTCTAGAATAATTTTTGAATGTTCTGATCATTGTTTATAGATTTCAAATTTTGATAAATCAGGATAAGGCAATTCTAAATCAGGATTGTTTTTTGGACTTCCGTCTATATTATAAAATTGATTCATTAACAAACATCCTCTTGCAGCTAATTCAGGCATCATATAAAAATTCCAACCAAGCATGTCAAAGTGATCATCATGATATGAACACTCTCTCCTACCGCTATACCTAGCTCTTTTAAACCATAAATAAGCTTCGTAGTTATCAGTTAGTATTGCACCGCCTTTTGATAATTTAAAGTGCTTATAGGGGCCTGTAAAAGAAATACACATATGTTGTCCGGGTATGTACATATCTGATGTAAATCTAAGTGCTGAATCCCAAACATTAGTAGGTTCTAATTGATAAGCCCCTTTAATTGTTTTGCCTTTTACTGGTTTAAATTTAACTTTAGCTCCAGCATGAATAATTTCACAAGGAACAGAAGGATAAGTTCTTGATGGAATTGTTATTTCTGTGTCTTTGACTTTTTCAAACATTAGTGCTAAGAATAAAGCATTGCTTTGGTTGTCAACAGTAACACAATAAGGTGCCCCAGTGTAATCACACAGCATTTTTTCAAAATCTTCAGTAATTTTATAAATTCCGTTTGCCATATTATAAATTATATTTAGTTCTATTGTATTCTTTATTTCTTAATAAATCGTTCAACTCTAATCCAAATTGAGTAAACTCTCCATTTCTAGCGATTCCGTATTGATAGTACCATGAATAATCTAAGTGATAAATCTTTGGATCATCATATTTCTCGTTTATTCTTTTTGTACCTTCAAATTCATTTTTCCAAGGATTCTCATTTTCAGTCATATTTTCTAAAAGAAAATCTTTATTCCAAAAGCAAGCATTGTGTGAAAGTAGATATTCACTATTAATCTTTTGTTTTAAAACTCTTTTATCATTGATAAAATAATTAGTTTGTTCTAGATCATAATTAAAGAATGTTTTTTCGTGAATTTTTAAACAGTTCCATTCAAAGTGTTTCATTAAATACAAACTATCTTCAAAAGTCTTTTTATCTATTTTTTTGTGTAACCACATATCATCTTGAATATACAAGATGTATTTAGTTTTTATTTTAGTTAAAATATCAATCAATCTATTACTGAAACCAGATGAATCATGTGATCTAATTGTATTTAATTGTTTAATTCTGCTATCGCTAAAATTTAATTTTTCTTCTTCATTACAGAAATAAATGTCCCAGTTTAATGACCAATCCCAATTTTCTTTAAATGAATAATACCAACCTTTCCATAGAAAATTATATTTGTCACACGTTTGAACTATTACAGTAATATCGTCATTCTCAAAATTTACCGGTAATGAATTTTTTTCATGTAAAATATATCCATCTTTAAATTTATAATCTATGTTTGATATACTAGGATATTGTAATGCATAAGGTCTACTGAAAATTCCCTTTTTAAAATCAGTGATAAAATTATTATACCATAAATCAGAAACGTCCCAAGGAGTATTTTCAAATTTTGATTTGAAATAATCGTATTTATCTTTTAAAATTAAAATACAATGTGCTTCAGAAAGTGTATTTGTCAAATAAAAATCCTCCTCTACTTTTTCATGATCTAAATTAGGTATCTTTTTCCCAAAACTTATATAGGCTAAATCATGTTTTTTCGCATATTGGTAAGCTCTAAAAATAGTTTCAGACATTTCTTTTTCTGAAAACTGTAAAATACTATCACACTCATTTAAAAGTATTGCATCCACATCATCATTTAAACCTTCTTCTATTCCTTGTCTATGAGAAAGGTAACAACCGTAATGTCCGGGGCCTAATAAGTAATCTCCCGGTGATTCAGAAATTTGACTTGGTCTATTACAATTTTCTTTAGGTGGCAATCCCTTAAATAAGGGATTTATAATTTGTTGATAGGTGAAACCATAATTTTCTAATGTTCTTAAAGAGTTGATAGAAGATATTTCTCTTTCCGATTCAACATTGTTCAGAAGATGAACTATTTTAATTTTTGGTTTTTTTTCTGCTTTAAAAATTAGAATACTTTCAATATCAATATTTCTATCTTCTTCAACTTCAAATCCACAACGAATTAATTTGTTCTTAATTTTATTTTCATAGTCAGAATGTGATCCTGCAAATGCGTGAACTTCTCCGGTAATGAATTTGACATTATTTCTTAAATAACCTTCATCTATGGTTTCAAAGAAAGGAAACTCTCCTCCTTCACAATCAATTTTAAGATAATCTATTTTTTCAATGCTATATTCTTGAATTAAAGAATTGGCATCAATTGATTTAACTTTTATAGAATTATCTTCAAATTTATATCCAGAAAGATTTTCACTTTGTTTAAATATAGTATGTATACTAGATGAATCACCAACGAAGAAATCAACTTCTCCTCTGTTATAATCTATTGCATATTGTATAGGTATAATTTCTTTGAATTGAAAAGTATTCTTTTTTAAATTTTCAAAGTTTTTTGGTTCTGGTTCTACACTATAAACTTTAGAAGCCCCTTGATCAAGAGCATATAAACTGAGAAATCCTAAATTAGATCCAATATCTAAAACCACATCCCCTTTTTTAATTCCTTTATAATCATTTCTTATGTAAACTTCATAGTAAGTAAACCATGAGGATTGATCAAAATCTTCATGAGAAATCATAATTTCTTTACTTTCTACTTTTGGTGTTAATTTATGTTCGAAATTATTCTCAAAAATTACTTTATCAAAGTATGAGATATTATTTTCTTTATCAAAAACTTGAACCAGAAAACCATTAAATGTATATCTTGAAGCATTGGAACTAAACCAAAAACTTGTTCCTGATTGAAAAATAAAATCAAGAACATAATTTGTCAAAAGATTATAACTGTCTTTTAAAATAATGTTTAATTTTTTCCCATTTAGTTCAGGACAATGCAAACATTTAACATCAAATTTATGATCTATTTCATTATAAGAAACATCAATGTAATTATATTTGAGTCGTAGGTTTAATGTTTGTTTTATTAACTCTAAATTAGTATTAGTATCAAGTAAATAATTTACATTGTCAAATTTGTAAAAATAATTTTGATAAACATCTAAATTATATAATAAGATAGGGATCTTCCATCCTATTGATTCTCTCAATACTAAAGGCATTGTTTCTTTATCACCATTTTGGCCTCTGGAAGTAAAAAGAAACAAATCCATACAAGAGTAAAAATTATCAGTATCATTTCTTTCGCCCCAAATTTTGCAATTTGAAGGTATATTATTAAGCAATGGTTCCCAATAAAATTTAAAATTATCTGCTTGATTTCCTAGAAAATGAAATTGTACAGTATCATCAAAATATTTAGCTAATTCAAATATTTCAGCCTGATTTTTTCTTGGAGTAAATAAACCTACATTTAAAACATGTTTCTTTTTAGGGTCCAATCCTAACTTTAATAATCCTTCTTCTCTATTTGGTCTTTCCTTGTATTCAATAGGGTATTCTGCTAAGTATTTAGGAACATTTATATTTTTATATTGTTCTATTTGCCAATTGCTTACAAAGAAAAAAGCATCCGGAAAATATACTTTTTTATTATCAGGATCAAATGAAGAATCATGGCTTGTTTCAAAGATCTTATATTTTCTATTTTTTGTATAAATTAAATCTGAAATTTCACTTGGTAAAAAATATTCTGGTATTTCTTCTAAATGAATAAAATCAGGATTAATTTTGTTAATTAAATTTATTAAATCTTCTTTTTTATTTTCTCCTAGAGTTATAAAATGTTGATTATCAAGAAGTTGTTCAATTTTATTTCTTTGTACTACTAATACCCCACCAGTTATATTTTCATATTCAATGCAAAAGATTTCTAAATCATTTTTTAGAATTTCTATTTTTTTAACAAGATATTGAGGTAAGCCACCAGTAGATAAATGTGGAGCAATAAATATAATCTTCTTCATGGTATAAAAGTAACAAAAATAAATTTATTTTGACCAATAAATTTACTATAAAATTACTTAAAAAAATTATAAAAAAGTATTATTCTGTAATACCGAGAGAAATTTGTGAAAATTCTTGATTAAAGTTTGTAATTGATCTTTGCTCCCTCACATCAATATTTCCATATTCAAAAGCAGATTTTCTTGTAAATAGATTATATTGCTTATAGATTAAATTTTGATCGTTGAAATAAGTTAAAATTCCTGTTTGTAAATCTCTTGAGGAGTTTCCATAAAGAGCATAGGAAAGAGTTTTAATGGTTTGATCAACCATTTCAATTTCAACATAAAAAGGATCAAAAAAAGTATTAGAAATTAATATTTTTTGGTTTTTTACACCAAGATCTACTTTCACATTGTTTGAAATTAAACTTCCTTGATCCGGAGTCAAAGTTAAAAATATTATACTTCCAGCAGGGTCTAAAACATAAGTGGTTGCACCTTGATTTACTGTATTATTATTAACGTTTATACTTACTAAATCACTTGAAGTTATAATTCTGGTAAGATTATTTATTTTAACCCCATTTGTATCAAAATATTCTATTTGGTACCCTACTAATGAATTGTTTCTAGAAAATTGAAGAGAAGGAATAACAATGCCCTTTTTTGATATATTTAACTGATTATTATCGTTTGTTACAACATAAGAACAGTCTAAAATGGTAGTTTGAAAAGTTTTTGGTTTAATTAAAATACTATAATAACCTAATTTATTGAATACATTAGCTGGTAAACGTAATTTATACATTCCATCGGCTCCAATTAATTTTCTTAAATCTGCATTGGTTATAGCGTTAAAAAGTGGTCTTAATTGTACGTCCCCAATTTCTTCTCTTGAGGGACTATAAGCATAAAGGATGTCCACATCATCTATTGTGACATCAGCTAATTTATTTACACCATATAATCCAACTGCCATTTTTTACTTTATTTTAAAGATAAATAGTATTTTAAAAATTTATAGAGATAAAATTTGATCTTTTAAATCTCTTAAAATTGGTAAAAAATAAACCTGAGCATCTTCAAAAGTCTCAAAAAACCTTTCTGTGTCATCCAGATATTGATTAGATGCTTTCCTATCCACAATTTTACCGAATTTTAAATACTGAATACTAAAAACTAAAATTCTTATTGAATTCCAAATTCTTTTTTTTAATCTTGTTAAATCTTTTGAATTAAAATATTTTTCAGAGTCATTAAAATGAGAATCAGAAATTTGAATAGCTTTAGTTTTAAATTCTTCTTTTGTTATATTTGTTGAAAATTCAATTCTTTGTAATATTTTATAAGTATCTTCTTCAGTAAAATATTGGAAGAAATTTCTGTCAGATAACAAATTTGTTTCATTAAATGCTGGAACAGCAAATTCATTCAATTGGTACTGAAAAGTTCTTGGGTTGTATAATGAAAAATCTATGTCACCAATTTTAAAATAATTAACATCTGAATTAGTATCAGCTACTATTGTAATATCAGCATCAGAAGATGCTTGAACTTTTTCATAATAGTGTGCCCCATTAACATAAATATTATAAATTGCACTTTCTGGTATATTTAATCTTCTTGCTAAACTAGCTAATGTTAATGAACTATCATTAAAAATATTAAATAATTTTTGATTAACAGTTGTTCCTGAGTTTGATGAAAAACCATTAATAATACTAAACCCAGCACTATTAGCTGGTATATTTACATAATTTAAAGGAATATTATCCGGTCTATATTTTTGTAAAAAACTATCATCATATTTTTGATCGACAAACCCATTATACATTAATCTACACTTATCAAAGCTTTTTACATCTATGTATTCATTGTATGAAAAACTAGATAAATCATAAAACTCTTCAAGATAAATAACTAAATATTGTAATATTTGATTTGGATTTTTTGCTGGTCTTAATGAAAGAACAATTGGTGATCTGACTGGCCAATTTTTATAAATTTTTATATCTACGCTTTTTACAACATCACCCACATCAAAATGAATTATAAATTTATCAACATTAAAATATATATTATTAAGAACATCTAAACTTACGGAGTTAATTCCATCATCTGGTCCAAGTAAACCAACTGAAAAATATTCATATTGAACAATAACATCTTTATATTTTCTAGGATCTCTGTGTGCTATATTTATTTTTAATGTATTATCTGATAAATCATCAAAAAGTTGACCTATAAAATCTAAATTGTCCCAAGATGGATTTTTTACAAAGTTAAACTCCGGTTTTATTAAATTAGGGATATTTGGATTGTTACCCATGCTTCCAGTTCCCATACTAGGCATATTTGTTCCAAATATTCCACTATCAAAAATTGAATATGTTTGAGGTATTAAATCAATTACTTGCTGATATATATATTTGTAGTTTGCTTGTTCAGGATATACAAAAGGAGGAGAGAAAGGCTTATATAAAAAACCATACCAATTTGAAAATTCAGGAAAGCTTTTAAAATTTGCTTTTTTAAAAAGACTGTTATATTCAAGATTACCACCACTAGCTGATGCTGTAGAATTTACTAAGTTTTGTAAATAGTTTTGATCATAAGCTATTGGAATACTTATGACTTGATTGTTTGGTGTGTCATAATAGATACCATCAGCTAAAGTTATTGTTGCTTGTTGGGAAGGCTGTTGACTATTATTATTATTAGAAAGTGCTAGTTGTGGTAGAAAATTATCTGGTAATAAACCATTGTACTTTTCTAAAGATTCTTTTGAAGGTCCATAATTTGAATTTGATAATTCTTTTAATTTTAATATTTCTTCAATATTTCCATATTTAGATAAAATACTAAAATTATTTTTATAAGTATATTTTGTATAATCTATTGTTCCTTCACAGGTATCTATAAAATATTCAGAAAAATCATCTGTAAAAATTGTTGTCTTATTTGTATTGATTTGAATATTGACATAATAATTTTCACTGTCTCCACTAAAGTTTATAAAATCAGTTTGCCTCGTAGCATTTGTATAGTTATTTGGTACAGATTTTCCAGCATTATTAACGGTGTTAGTGTAATAACTAGTTAATGCATTTGTTTTTAAATATTTTTCATCTTGATTAAAAAGAGATTGTTTCTTTTCAATAAGATTTATGTTTGGGTCCGATGTTTCTTCAGTTTGTTCTTGATTAGAATAGCTTATATTTTTTCTGTAATAGCTATTAAAAAATTCTGCTAATTTTTTATTATCGTAAAAAAGATCTCTAAATTCATCAAGAGTTAATAATTTTTTTAAATAATCAACAAAATTTATTGCAATTTTTTCGTTTTGTGGCATATCTAAATATGCCTTTACATTTAAATCATTTACAATCCCTACTCCAACTTGTGAAGTATAAGAAAAATATTCTTGATCTAATCCTACATTTTGCTGAGTTTCATATAGAACATCTTGCTGTACTGTTTCCAGTAAAGCATCAGTATTAGTATTTGCACTGAAAGCGATATTATATAATATTTCAAACTTTTGCATCTTATTTATTAATAGTTATAGAAAAAATTTCTGCTTTTTTTATTAAGTTTTCTGTAGTTGGAACTAAAACATTATAGTTGTTTGATGATGTTCCAGTTATTCCAGTAGATCTAATGCTCTCAAAAAATCCATATTCTATAAACCACGGATTTATAAATTGACGTTGCATATCAACTCTTAGTGGATCTTTTTGTATATCTATATACTCGTCAATAATTCTTATTTCTCTGTTTAAATTAAGGTTAATATAATAGTCCTTAATGTTTTGAGTTCCGTAGGTTCCATCTGGTTGTACAACACCATCTTCTCTTAGATCTAAATATAATTTTACTTTTAAGTTTTTTTCCATTTTTTTTGTTTTTTAAAAATCGTTTGATTTTATCCAAGTAATTCCATTATCTGAACATGATGGTCCCCGTTGAGAAACAGGGATAGCACTAAATCCAATAGCTTTGCGAGCAGCGGTATTTGATGCTGTTGCAATAAAACCATGTACTATAAATGATTTGTTAATATTGGGATCTTGTGATAATACTCTAACATTTAAAATAGTAGGATCACAAACAAATAAAGGTGGTTGTGTTAAACGTAATCTTGTATTTACTAAAACTCTATTATTAAAAACAGAAGTTAAATAAAATCTTTCTTCATTAAAACGAGGAGCACCACCGGCAATATTTATATTGGCAATTATTTCAAAAGGTGGAATTGTTTGATTAATAATTTTGTTAGAAGGTAATCCATCCGATTCATTATATAAAACAAAGTTTAAAAATGAAACTTTATATTTTGATGTTGTGAATTTGTTTAAAGTAACATTATTTATTGTTCTCTTAAAATTATAATTGGTTGGTAATTTTAAAACAAGTTGATCTAATGGAGTTACTACGTTTTTAACTAAACCTCCACTATTTGATGTTGATATTGCATATTCGCTTAGCCATAATTTTTCTCTAGGATTTATTATTGTGTCTAATATTTTAACTGGAATTACACCCTCATTAACAATTTCTATTACTGCTTGATTTTTTGTATTTATATTAGCTTGGCTCCAAGTATAAAGAAATCCATTTTTAAGCCAACTTGGTGTATTACTGCTAAAATATTTTGTTGCCGCTACAAAACTATCAATTGTATTTGTTTGAGGATTAGCATTTACATCAGTAAATGTTTTTAAATAATATCCTGCTTGTACTATTAATTGACCAAAATCAAAAGTATTAGTATTTAATATTGCATTTGGATCTAAAGGTATAGTATAATCACTACATGGAAAACTTAAAATATTAGGATTTGTTGTAGATGCTGTATTAAAATCATTTTCAATTCCAACTACATCTTTATTTAAAAATATTTTAGCTGATGTTGATGCATCATCAGGTGAAAAACCTGCTGGTATAACACTTCCTTTTGGTATTATTACTATGCCCGGATAATAAATTTTATTTGGACTAAAGTACAAATTATATGGTTTTGGGATTGAATATGGTGCACTATAATTTGCTACTTCATTTGTTATAGATATTTCTTTATTTATTTCCTCTGTTTTAAATTCAATCTGTGTATTTAAATTTTGTAATTGTGTTGTTGTATAATAAACTTCTTTTTTATTATCATTTCCAGCATTAACATAAAAACTTTCTTCAAAATTATAATTATTATTTCTAAAAATTCCATTATAAATTTTAATAGTTAATAAATTAGTAGTTTTAAAATCATCATTTGTTGGTGAAACTGAAGGAATATAATTATATGTTTGATTTTGTATTTCAATTTGATAATTTACCTTTTGAAAACCCCAAATAGATGCTCCTGATAAATTAAGACCTAGTATATTACTTCCTATTCCCGGAAAACCTTCAAAATATTCAAAATTATCATTTGCTGGTAATTTTAAAATAAATTGAGAGCCATCGTATATGAATTGACCGCTTGATACACTAGTGCTAAAACCAGAATATACATTTAAACTTAATGTATCTCCATTATCATAGGTATTACCATCAAATACAATTCTTCCTCCAAGATTTTTAATATTTATTTTAAAAAAATCTTCAAATACTAAATCCCTAAATTTATACGGCTGTATGTTTCCAGTAATTATGGTATTTGCTAATATATTACCAAAAGAAGAACCATCAAATGTTTGTAGTTTTGTTATATAATCTTTATATGATCCAAATTTATTATAATAATTAGGATCTAATGGTTTATTAAAAACACTTCTTAAAACTGCTTTGCCACTTTGTTTATCAAAAGGTATATTTATTTGAACATAATTTTTATCAATATTTTTATCTACATATAAAACAAACTTGTTATCATTTGATTGATTTAAATTTCCGGGCACTACATTGGATGTAAAATTCCTAAGTCTTAAAGTTATTTTAGTTTGTAAATCATCACTTCTTCTTGATATAAAATAAAAATTGGTAGAATAAGATAAATCAACTTGATTAAATTCAAATTTATGGGAATTTGTATAAGCAGTGCTGTTAGGATCTAAAAATCCAAATGTTGAAAGACAATCTGTCTCTGCCTCATCAATATATAATTCTAAACTTTGATTAGGTACTAATAATTTTTTATCAAGATTTAAAGTTATAGGTATGATTAAAGGATCTATATCTTGCCTTGGTTCTAAAAATTGATATGATTGAGAATTAAAAGTAACAGTTGAAGGGATGTCATTATCTTCAATATAAATAGACATCATCTGTGCTTTTTCTGGATCAGGAAGCACTCCTAAGATTGGAACTATTTGTAGTGTTAGTCTTTCTAATTTCTCAACATAAAAATCATCGTTTAATCTAAGGCTTATTTTTTGCACAGTACTTGCAGAAGTACTATTCCACTCAATATTATTAAAATTAAGTACTACATCTTGTGGCACAGTAACATTTGTATATTCGTTAAAATCTTTATCTAGACCATAAACAACACTTAATTTTATTCTCTCTACACCTCTTGGCGGCTTACTTAAAGCTACATCAAATTGAATTATTTTATTATTTGTAAAATCCGATTGATTTGGATCTCCTTCGGTGAATGTTATGTTTGATTGTGGGAAATAAACAAATGGTGGTCCAGTAGGTTCCAATTCTCTTCTTAACCAATGTCTATCATAAAAGAAGGGATAATTATTATTAATTTCTAATATATTACCGTCATCTAATATTTCAGCAATTTCGCTACCGTATTCCAATACTTTACTTTCTTCGTTAAAATATAAGAATGGAAATTCTTGTTCAGAATATAAACTATTTACTATGTCATTTATTTTTACATAAATTGACTTATTGCTGTTTGTAATAGAATTTAAATCAAGTTCAAAAGGAAAAAAATATTGACCCTTTTTTTTGCCATAAATATTTTTACTTAAATCTCCATTTGAAAAATCTAATGATTTACTTACTGAATTCCATGATGTTGCTGATAAACTAGAACTTTTATCATAAAACCAGAAAGGATAACTATTGTTTGTAAGACCCGTGCCAAGATTTGTTGATGAATCACCAATTCTAAAATTTAATTGTAAATTATTGCAATTTCCCCATTTAGATTCAACCTTACCATATAAACAAAATTTTGCAGAAGCATTTCTTTCTTCTTCAAATTTTATTGACATATCAAAAAGATTATCAGCTTTATCAGGTTTTAAAATATTTTTTTCTCCCGATAATTCTGAATTAATGTATAATGCAATATTTTTTGCATTTACATAATCTTTACTTGGTAATAATTGTTTATCGCTCATTTTTTAAAATGCTTTACTATAATCTAATACAACAGAATCATATTCATATTCCATATAATATGCTTGATTTCCTATTCCTTTTGCATTGTTTTCATACATTTTTGTAGGTTGAAATACCATTATAGGTCCTCCTTCATTTATTCTTTTTTCATAATCTTGAAAATAATAATTTCCGAAATATGGAACATTAACCTTAAAATCAAGTTTAGCAGATTCTTTTACATCATCACCTACATAAGGTAATGGCCCTCTTGCTTTTAAATATTTTGCACCTAATGCAAAACAACTATTTCCGGGAGGAACACAATAATTCATTCCATTTATGAAAACACCATAATTATTTTGATCTCTATAATCTGAATTAAATACTTCTGGATTTTTTACAAATACATCTCTAATTTCATTCCATAATCTATTTCTTACTGTTTTATTAAAAAACACAATTGATCCAAAAATTAATCCAGTAGGACTAAAAAAATTAAGTGCAGCAGTAATAAAAATATATGCAGATGCTATCGCTTCACCTAAATCTTTTAAACTTATTCCTTCTGCAGTGTCAAAATCTTTTACAGCACTACATCTATCACCTCCCAAACCAACTTGTCTTGGTATTAATGAAGTTAAATAATAATCTTTAATATTCTCTTCTGTTCCAACAGCATATTTATATATTGGTTGAACCCATCCACCAATTGCTGTAAAACCTCTAGGTGTTCTTGCGCTACCCATATAAATTAAATAAGATGCTCCTTCATAAGTATTATTATTAGGGTCATATTTATCATTTGCAGGAAGAATTAACTCAGCATTATTAGAAATTTGAATCTCTACTCTATCATTCCAATCACCACTTGGAATTGATTCTTTTCCATTGATAAATACTTTTGTAGTACCTATATTTAAAACATATATATTAAGTAATGAATTAAAATCACAAAATTGAACATTACAATCTTGAACAAAATCTTTATCTGGTTCAGGTTTGTATTCACCTATATCAAGCCTAATAAAACAATCTGCTTTATTTCCTATTCCACCACTTCCACATTTGTTAGCTTTGCATTTCCATCTGTTACTATCGCCAGCTTTTGATTGATCAAGTATAATTCGTTGAAACTTGAAAGTTGCATACTTTTCTGTAAAAGGAGGCTTTTTAGGATTATTGTAATAAGGTTTTTCAATTCTATACATACTTAATCCTCCAAATTTGGAGAAAAAATCTGCTCTTGCTCCCATTTGTAAAGTTATTTCATCAAGATAATTATATATTGAAAAATAGTATGAATTATATTCGGATGGACTTTGATAAACTGAAAGATAATCATGATTAGCTAATGGATCATAATCATTTTCTAATAGGTGATCGCCCCAATTTTCATTTTTTATTCTAGGCCATCCTCTTGGTCTTAACCAATAAGCATATCCAGCTTCTAATCTTTGCCATTTTTCTCCATTGTTAGCTGGTTTCCCATCTCTGGAATCTGGATATTTATCTAAATCAAAACCAGTTACTCCGGGCTTATATCCATTGGACCATTCAGTGGCCCAATCGGACTCTCCTTCATATAACCAAATTTCATTTTTTGTTACTTCTCTTGAAAAATTATTTCCAGCGAATGTATTTTGAAAAGTTTGAAGGCCATATCCATTTGCATTTGTTCCCCAAGCATCAGATCCGCCAGCTAAATCTCCATCTAAAAATCTAGGTTCTAAAAAGAACTGACCCGGTGTGAGTTGATAATTATGAACTACACCATTTCTATTAATAATATCAGTATTTAAAATTGGTTGATTATCTGGAGTAAATTTTTTTAATGGATTAGGTACAAAAGGTTTTTTTGTTACTATGTAATTTTCAGGATATGTTAAAGACCATGGTTTTTCATAAGGGAATTTACCTATTCCGGAACCGGGAAGTGGTTGATTATCTTCTTTATACCATTCTTTATATCTATTTAAATCATAGTGATTAGCTTTGTAATATTTACCATTCCCTTCAGAATCTGTTGGCCAACTTTCTTCATAACCCGTCACTTGATAAGAAATAGTAGGATCTGGAAAAGCAGTTTTAATTTGATATGCCCCTAACCAAACACCTTTATTTCCATTGGTATCTGTTCCGTCTGGATCATATAAATTTGCAGGTAATTTAAAAGCATTATAATTTGTTGTAAAATATTCTATTTTATTTCCTTTTATTTTAAATTCTTCATTCCAAGCGCATTTAAGATCTAAATTTTTATCAAATATGTCTATTATTTTTACTAATTCTATTTTTGCTGGATTTACAACATCAAAAGGTTTAGTCATGTCCCTTATAAAAACAGTAAATGGATTTGTTACTCCAGCTGTTCTCAGCTCTTCTAATATTTTTGGCGTAGAATCAATAGCTTGATTTGAAATATTTGTTGGATTACCAACTTTTGAAGAAATAGGAAATGTAAAATAAGTTATCCATTTTCTTAAATCTAATACTATCGCTAAATCAACTTGTGTATATCCTGTTTGTATTTCACCCCATGAAGGAACTATGTTTATAGGGAATTGATTAAAATATAAATGTGGTATGTTAGAAACATTTGGATCATCTAGTGTAGAATAAGGGAAAAAATTTAAAGCAACTTCTTCTGGCTCTAATCCTTGTTTTAGCAAATCAATTTCAACCATTAATGTTTGTTGTCCAACTGGAACTCCATGTAATACAAATTCTCCATTTTCGTTAGTTAAGGATGTGTATTTATATTTTGGAGGAATAGTATCATTTTCAACATCTTTCGGCGAATATTTTGTATCTGTTAAGAATGATTGAAAGCTTCCATAACTTGTTATATTATTTGAATTTAAATTTTCAAATAAATTCATTCTAATTCTATTACCATCTTGATCAACAGATCCTATGGATGGTATTTCATCACTTGGATTAAATATTCCTACTGAAGCATTTTTTATGGGTATTCTTAATTTGTTTCCACTATCATCAATAATAACTTGAATTGCTTCTATTTTTCCATATAAAACTCCAGTATCATTTGTGAATTTTGCTCCTTCATTAAAAGGGACATTATATATATTTAAAGTATCTAAAGTATCTATACTTCTATTTAATTTAACATTTAAAAAATAATCATTATATTGAGATTCTTCAAAAAATACAGTTGAAAAATTGTTTGAATTAACACCTGTTGCACCAGAAGTAGAATCAGTATTTATTTTTTGTACATAATTGCCTGTAATAAATTGTTTATCTTCATCAGTAAAAATTTGATTTAAAGCTTCATTGTGTACTACTGTTCCAGAATAAACTTTATAACCAGAAGTAATAGAAGAAAGCGGTATATTGTAATTATTTGGATCTAGTCCAAATTTAGTTTCTACAGAAGATTGAACTAATTTTAAAGGAACATTATTAGTATCTGCTATAACATAATACAAAGAATTATCATCAGAGGTTTGTCCACTGTAATTTGTAAAATATTTTATTGTTGTTTTTGGCGCTTCACCTTTAAAGAAAATTTCTTCTTGTTTCATTATTAAATTTTTATTCTAAAATATTAACTTTATCAAAAAAATAATTAATTAATAATCCTGAGGATAAAGTTTATCAACTATTTTAAATGATAATTTTTCAGCTATGATTCTTCTTGTTCCAAGCTCATTTATTCTAAATGTAATTTGGTAATTTTGATTTGTTAATAACCAAGAAGTATCTAAATCTAAAAATGATTTTGCACAACCGTCAATTACTGCTGAATTACAAGGTGTCCATGAAATAAGTTCAACGACATTATTCATACTTAACCTATATTCTAAACCGTAATTGGTTTTAGGATTTTTTAGAGTATAGTTTACTCTCGTATCAGCATAAATTCTTATTAATTCATCAGTTTGTAATGTATCATTATTATTAAGACCATATGTTGTTACCACATAATCATTAATACTTCTTGAATTATTTGTGTAATAATTTTGATTTATATCAAAAAACTGTGTAAAATCTGTTTGATCATATCCGGGATTAAAAGTGACTCCTGGCCAAACATCTTTATATCTTTGACCCGGAGTAGCACCACTCATCCAAACATCAATATAATACACTCCTTTTGAAAGTTGTTGTGGAACTAAACCAGTAAATACATTGGCATTCCCCTGTGTTTTAATACTTACTGTTCCAGCTGAATAAAAGTTTACAGCTTGATTTCCTGAAAAAGTATAAAGAAATAATCTGCAAGGTCTATTATTGGTAACCGTTGTTCTTTCATCGTTTATTGTTTGGTTATAATTAACTTCTAGATATGGTTTAAATGCTGAATTTGTTTTTTGAGTTAAAAAAGAAGCAATATTTCTCGTATTTCCACTTTCTAGTTCATATGGTCTAGAAAAAGCAATCCCAATTCCATAATTTTGAGAACCACCTGATAACCAATTATTTACCATGTTGGTAACATCTATATTTATGTCTTCACTTCCAAGTTGAAAATGTTGCGTTGAATAAAAAGGAGTTGAAGCTGTAGGATTATTATAAACACCCGGCTCACTCCAAGGATCATTTGATTTTGCGTAATTCCAATTAGAGTATCCCGTTAATCTTAAATTTCCAGATGCTTTTAATAGATAACTCATTTCAAATAAATCATAACCTCTTCCTTCGTCCCAGTCTTTATTAATAGGAAAAGCAATTAAATCAAAAGATGAAGCAATTGCTTTATTTAAAGTAGCATTTTGATATTCCGGTATTAAAATTTTATCTGAAGGAACTGCATTTTTAAGAACTATTTTATAAGATTGAACGGTTCCGGAATTAATAGTTAAATCATTGAAATTTGATAATAAATTAGAAAAATCAAAATATAAAAGTAATCTACTTATATTATTTTCTCTATAAACATTATTTTTACTAAATCCACCTCCATAAAAAATATCAGAAACTGGATTCTGAGATGAATTTATGTACTCAAATTCTGAGCCACTTGCTATTGTGTTGCTTTTGCTTGGATAAATACGATAAACAGACATTTTTTTTATTTTTTTATAAATAGAACAATAAAAAAATCAATAATTTTTTAATCATATATTTATTAATAATGGCAAAGACAATTAATATAAAGTTCCCTTTCAAAGACACCTATGATGGAGGTGTTTTTGCTAGTACTATTACTTCTGAGACAGCATATCAATCAGATTTAATTTCTCTTTTAACAACAAAAAGAGGTCAAAGAGTAATGAGATCTAAACTATATTCACCAATTTATGATTATTTAATGGAACCATTAGATGATATTACCCAACAAGAACTTAGGAGAGATATTGACGCAAAAGTTAGAGAATATATACCTCAAATTGAAATAAAAAAAATTAAGTTTAGTCCAGATTATGAAAATAATGCATTAGGAATTAAAATTATTTACATTATAAAAGAATTTTTTAGTATTGAAAAAACACTGGAACTTTCATTCCCAACTGATATACAATAATTACAATGGCCAATTTATCACCGAAATTAAATTACATAAATAAAGATTATGAAAGCATAAGAAAGGATATTATTGATATTCTTAAGGTTTATTATCCAGATCAATTTCAAGATTTTAATGTTACCAGCATTGGAATGTCAATGGTGGATTTACTTGCTTATGTTGGAGATATTCTTTCTTATAATACAGATAAAAGATTTAATGAATTATTTCTAGATGGGGTTACTGAAAGAAATGCTGTTTTTAGATTAGCAAAAACTTTTGGATACAAACCAGTTGGTAACCGTCCTGCAATTACGCTTTGTGATATAACAATTTCGGTTCCTACAACTGCAACTGGTCCAGATTTAGCTTATTTGCCAATTTTCCGATCAGGAGTTCAAGCAAAAGGTAATGGACAAATTTATGAAACAGTAGCTGAAATTGATTTTAGTAGCGATTTTTCTTCAACTGGGGTTGCTAATAGAATTATTATTCCTGTTTTTAATTCAAATCAAGATATAATAAGATATGAGGTTACTAAGAGAGAATTATTTAAAGCTGGTTCTACTGTAATTTATAAAAAAGAAATAAGTCCTGATGAGGCTGCTACTCCTTTCTTTGAAATAACGTTACCAGAAACCAATATATTAGAAATCGTTTCAATTATAAATAAGCCCGGACAAGGATATCAGGGAAATCCCACTTATCAAGAATTTAATGATATTAATTTAAAATATTGGGAAGTTGATTATCTAGCTCAATCAAAAGTTTTTATTGAAGATAGTAATGTTGGACCAAATAACGGTATTTATGCTGGAAAATGGTTAGATGTACCACAAAGATTTACTAAAGAATATATGTCAAATGGAAGACATAAATTAACATTTGGTGGTGGTGTTAATAATTATCTAGCATACGAAAACTATCTTTCTAATATAAATATTTATAATGATGGTTTTATTGATATATCTGATGTTCTAAATAATGATGCATTAGGTACAAAATTACAACCAACTTCTACTGTGTATGTTTTATATAGAGTGGGGGGTGGAAGTATATCAAATGTTGGTGCTGGTGCTTTAACTAGTATAGGTAATGTATCTTCTGTTTTTTCTGGCGGAGATCCAAATACAATTCAAAATATACTTGCTACAATTAAAATAAATAATCCTTTACCCGGAAATGGTGGTACTGATCCACAATCAGTGGATGAAATAAAATTTTATGTAGCGTCTAATTATGCAGCTCAAGATAGATGTGTTACACTTTCTGACTATATAGCCAGAGTAAATCAGATTGGTGGTAAGTTTGGAGCACCATTCAGAACTTGGGGCCAACTTGAAGATAATAAAGTAAAATTATACATATTATCAAAAGATGCCAACGGAAGATTAAATAATATTTCTAATTCATATATAAAAAATAATTTAGTAGAATATTTGAAAGAATATAGGATGTTAAATGATTTTGTTGAGGTAAATGATGGGGCAATAATTAATTTACAAATGGAAGTGGATCTTTATGTTGATAAGCAATATAATTCAAATGAAATAAAATTAGCTGCTATTGATGCTATTAAAGGGTTTATGAATATTAATAAGTGGACATTTAATCAAAACATTTATATTTCTCAAATTACTGATATATTGAAAAATATTCCGGGAATTGTAAACGTTGTTGATATTAGAACATATAATATGGAAGGTGGTAATTATTCTAACACATTAATACCACAAGCTATTGGTAGTAGGTTATCTGTAATAGGAACATCAATATATAGAACTGAGATACAGTATGTAGATAATGCAGTTTTTGGTAGCTCTGTATCAATGTTTGAAATTAAATTCCCTGATAACGATATTAAAATTCGTGTAGCTTAATTTAATCTTACGTGATTAGATAAAATCTGAGCAGATAAGAAATTTTTATTTCTAAATCTCTGTAATTCAAAAGCAAAATTATTTGGTAGAGCAGGAGACTGTGGAGTATGAATATGTGTAAACATATAACTAATAATTAAATATAAAATATTTACCAATTCATCTCCTAATACTGCAGGATGTAAAGTTTTAGCTTCTTCACCAAAATCATTTAATCTAGGATTATAAGCTAATTCAGCTGTTGCGCTAGATATTTTTCTAAATTTCCCTTCTGGTGATATTAAATTTATATTAGAAGCTTTTATGTTTTGTTGTGAAAAAGGTTCAAAAGTTGCATTTAATTCAGCATCTGCTAGTCTTACACCACTAGTTGCTATAGGTTGTTCAACTATTTTTAATTCTATTTGACAAGGATAATCTGTGTTCTCTTTAAAATCAAGAAGGTTTTGGAATATACCAGTTCTTAATTTAACCTGATTATTTCCTAAAACAAGATCACTATTTTTTCTGCCTTGAAAAGCTATTTCATCTTGTTTAGCAAATAAAGTTCCAGCATCATTGTCGTTTCTTGTTGATGGGCTTCCACCTATTTGATTTCCATTTAAAGAAGCTTTATTATATATTGCTTGTGCTGATGCAAAACTTTGAAATTCTAATTTTGTTTGTTGGTTTATAACTGGTCCTATCCAATATCTTGCTGATGTTGGATCAGATGGGTTTTCTAATAATAATAAAACAGTTTCACCTATTTGTGGCCTCACATGCATAAATTCTGGCAATAGAGGAATACATATCGGCATTTGTTCTAAACTTGCATCTTTATCTTTTCCGGCATAAATACGTCCTTCATTATTTAAATTTACAATCTCTGCTTTAATACGATTATATCCTGCATTATCAGAAACTTCTCTTACTATTGCTGGGTATATTAATCTTTGACTTTGATTTCCGGGAATTCTATGAAAAGCTTGCCCGTTAGTTGTCATAAGGGACTCGGCTAGATTTGTAAATACATTTTTTCCCATTTTAGTTTTGTTTTATTTTAGATGCTATTTCATAATATTGAATTTCAAGAGAATCAATTATTTGTAATAATTTTTCAACTTCAAACTTATAACGTTCAATATCCTCTGCCACTAATTGCATTTCTTTTAATAAATCTGATTTAGATTTTTCTTGATTATTATCCATTTTTTAAAATTATTAAACAGCTACACCTGTGCCAAGCCAAGGAGTAAGGTTTGATCCTTGTGTAACGACTGGTCCACCTGCATTAGCACCGAATGAAGTTACTTGTTGCCCAAGATCAACTAATACATCAACTCTTAAATCATCTTGAATTGCACTGGTTATTTCTTCACATAAGATATTAGTAAGAATTTCAAGAGAATTAGGTGTTCCATCTTGTAGTGGGCCAGTTGGTATTCCGGCTTCTGAAAATCTTGAAGTGATGCTTGAAGCTACAACAGTTGGATCCATTCCGGGTCTAGCTTTTGCTAATAATAAACTTTGTATGCTTAGTTTAGGTATTTTTAATCTTGATGATGATATTTGTGATAATATTAAATCAGCTAATTCATCTGATACTTGTAAACTTTCATCAATAGGTATAATTCCCATAGTTTTATTTTTTTAAATTTTTTATGTAGAAGAAGAATTTGTATTTTGAGCATAATCATAAACTACTTTTAAAGCTTTTAGTGCTAAACCTGCTTCAGCCTTTTTTTCTAATTCTTGAGCTTGTTGTTGTAATAATTTAGCTCTTTCTTGATATCTTTTAAATTTTCTTTGCAATTGATTAGCCTTTCTTTTGGCTAATGCTTTTGCTATCAGTTTTGTTATTTTTGGAATAACTTTTTTAAGTATAAGGGTTAATAATGTTGAATAAATAGCATTCATTATTATTTTATAAAAAGTTGAATTTTTGTCAAATAAACTTCTATTATTTTTTGAATCATCTTTTATACTTGTTAGAAGCCCTAGGGTGTTATCAACAGTTAATAAAGGGAAATTTATAGCAAATGGACTTGGTGGTGTTGCTTCATATGTTGCAATCACAGTTGAGCCTGTCGGAGTTGGAAGAGTTGTTGTAAAAGAACCTACGCCAGTATTATAATCAACAATACCAGTGTTATTTAAATTACTCAAAAGCGAACCGCTACCGCCATCAACAAAAGTTTCATTATCAAAACTAATTTTCAATGTACCCGGAGCAATTGTGGTAGAGCCAGTTATTCCGTTTGCAACAAAAATATTACGTGTTGTACCATTAGTTGATCCAACAGTTTCAGTTATTGGTGTATTTGCAGGTGGTGTAACATTTGATCCTGAAATTGCTGCTGCTTGCTTTTGTAATTCTAAATTTATTTTATCTAAAATTTTTTGTAAAATTGGATATAATACTAATGGTAAAAGATTAATCATTTTATCCAACATAATCCTAATCCAACTTTTCCTTACCGCAGCTGCATTTTCTTCACTGTTTATTCTTTGCGTTTCATTTTCAACGTGTCCATTCAAATCAACTAAAACTCCTGCAGGGTTTTGGTAGGCAACTTGTCCTCCGCCTTGTGTTTGTCCTTGTAGGTAAACTTTTATATTATCAGCAATTACATCATCTGCACTTTGTAAAATAGATTCTGGTAAATTAATTTTTACATCTTGACATGATACAGTAAATGTCACGATACCTTTTGCAAGTTGTTCTTTTAGTTGTACTATATTATATTCTATATCTCCATAGGTATTACTAGCCACATTTACTGTTGTAAACATTACATCTTGTAATGCAGCATTGTCTAAATATTGATCAGGAGTTAAATCTGTATAGTTTTGAGTTAAATAAAAATTATTACCATAATTATTAGGAGGTAAAGTCAGAGGCTTTATTTTATCTTTTGGTCCGAACATTAATTGAATTGCTTTTTTTACAAGAATAGCTTTTAATATTCTCATAGCTACATGTAGTTCAGGTTTTACATTCGCAGTTAGCCATTCTTCGTTGCTCATTCCTTGTTTAATGCTAATTGGACTACCATCTGCTTTGGTTTTTGAATCAAGGGCTTTAGCTATTGCTTTAATAATTGATGACTCTAATTTCTCTGAATTTTTATCAAAAAGATCATTAAAAAAAGTCATTATTAAATTATCAATATAACCCACACCTAATATAGCATCTGTTATTTTTGTTAAAAAATCTAATAATGATATTTGTTCTGATTTAGGTCTATCAAAAAACTTTTTAAAAGGAATTACAAGCAAATTATTCATTGTTTGTAATTTGCTAAGTGCTTCACTTTGGGCACCTGTTAAAGGATTTTGTACTGGTACATTAAAAGCCATTATTGAATAGGTTCAGAATTATTTTCAGATGAATTAATCATCTTAAGGATTTCAGATTTAACTTGATCATCATTTAACATTGGTTTTCCGGCCCCATTTTCATCTTTATAAACAATGGTTGTAATCATTTTAGTTAAATTCATAAGTGCATCAGTTCTATCTGAAGCAGTTCTCAAAAAATCTACTAAATATTTTCCTTGAAGAATAAATTGTTCATTATTCTCAATAGTTTCATCTTGTCTCCTAAATCTTTCAAGTGCAAGATTTCTTTCTTCGTTAATATTGTCTTTTAAATTATTTAAAAGAGATTTGATTCCATCTTCAGAAATTTCAACTTTTCCCATTTTTGTTATTTTTTATAAATATATTATAGGAAAAAAAAATCACTTATTTTTATTTAAAAAATTAGTTTTAAAAACTTTGTAAAAAGATTTAAATCTACTTAAAGAGTAAGTAATTTCTTTTGTTTCTAGTCCAGTTCTTTCTTTTAAAAGATAATAAATGGTATTTTTGTTATATAATTTAAGTAATTCGTGATTTTTAAAAACCCAAACAATTGCTTCTCCTACCTTACGATCATTAGGTAACATTTTGGGTTTTTGAATTTCATCTTCTAATTTATTGATTACAGTTTCGAAAATTTTCATGTTAAAATCTTCTTTTTCAATTTCCTCGTAATTAATTATATTTTCTGGTCTACCTGATGCTTCTTCTATACTTTCATCAATATCAACATTAGATTTTATGTGTTTATATTGAATTCTCTTTTCACCCATCAAATAATGTTTGGCGATTGTTCCTAAATAGGAAAATGCTTGAGTTCCATTTTTTGGATTAAATTTATCAATCTTGGTTATTAAAAAAGACATACAATCAACTTGAAGTTCTTTAACTTCTACATCTGATCTAAAGAGCTTATAAGTAAAAATTATATTTTCAATCAATTTAATCATTGGTTTATATAAATGTTTACTATAGATTTTATTCTTCTCATCTATATCTTGAGAATTTATATAATCAACTATAGCCTTTTCTTGTTCAGTAAACCAATATCTTTTTGAGCCTTCATATTTTTTATCAAGCTCATTCATTGTTACTAAGTCTTTATAGTATTCCCTTAAAACAGATATATCAGGCGATCCATTTTCAGACTTTAAAATATCAGAAAAAGCACTTTTAAATAAAGTTTCATGAAGATAAACGTATTCATCTCCTACTGTATCAAATTTTAATTCATCAAGTTTTAATAATTTTTTGTTTTTTTCCATAAAATTAGAATGTAAAAAAGGGGTTTTTAGACCCCTTTTTCTTTTTAGGCTGATTGATAGATTTTATTTCTATCATTATCAAAGAAATATTCTTTTTTGGCTAAATCTGTCCAAAATTTAAATTCCTCTACTTTTAATCCTCCATTTTCAGGAGTTTTTTGCACTAAATCCATAGGTAATTTAGAGCTAAAATAATCGTACTTTTCAATGGTTTTATTTATTCTACAATCATACCCCATTCTTGGTATTGTATAAAACTTAAGATCATTGTAAATCATTCTTAATAAGAATTCATAAGAATAATTAATTTTCATACTTTCTTTCATTGGCTTATATAAACCATCTTTTTCCTCTGCATACTTAATAATAGATTGTGTTTTAAAGACTGTACCTGCAATATTGATACAATTGAATCTTAACATAAGATTTAAATCAAAAATACCGGCAACTTCAGCAAAACCATCAACCCAACAAGCTTCATTCATAAAACCAACAAATCCCATAGGTGAAATTTGTCTTGAAAGTGGAACAAATGCATCATATTCATTTTTTTCTGTTGAATATAAGTTAAAATATTTAACCCAATTTTTGGTTAAACTATCATCCATTTCTAAAACTGTAAACCATTCGTATTTATTGACGTTGGCATAATTTAAAGATTCATTAAAAATTTTAGAAAATGTATCTGATGAAGTTTCCTCAATAATAAAATTAATTTTATTTTTTGCAGTTAATGTTATTGTTTCTTGCTCTCCTTGTTTTCCTTTTAATCTATCAATCGTAGGGTTATCAATAATTCTTTTTATTGTATTGATTGATTCATTGTTTAAATTATGGCCCAATATTAATAAATCAACTAATTCATCTTGCTCTCCAAGTGAATAAAGGCATTCATTTAAAAATTTTTCCTCTATGCTATTATTAAGAGGTAATACAAACAAAATTTTATTATTGTTTGAGCTTTTGTAATTCTTCAATTCTTTCATGTTTATATTCGTTAAAGTTTTTTAGTAATGAATTTTTTTCTGTTTCAGAAGTATATTTACTTAAAGTAATATCATATTGTTTATGAACTTCTTCTGAATCAAGTTGACCAGTGATCATTTTTTCAACAGCAATACCTAATAATTCTGCTAATTGGAATATATCACCATTAGCAGCCCAGAAACCATTATCTGCTGTCATGTATTCTTTTCCACCAAGTGGTGTCCAGCCTACAACGTGTGTACCACAAGCCATTGCTTCTAAAGGCATTGTTCCAAAACCAGCAATTTCATCAGTGTATAGACAAATAGAAGATGAAGCTAATCTCTCAGAAAATTCTTCTTTTGATAAGCCTTTTAGTTCATCAAATCTAATCCATCTAAAATTTGGATAAAATGAATAAAATGTTTTAATTACATTGTAAGTTTTTATAACTGCATCTTGAGTTCTTCCCGGCATGAAAGCTATTTTAGGAAATTTATCAGTTATTTTATTTTTCTTAAAAGTTTCTCTATCTATTTCTTGAGTACAGTTCTTAATTTTTAAACCGGGCATAATTGCATTAATGTATTCAGATATTCCAGAAGAAATACTCATTACATCTTGAATTCCAAATTGTTGCCACTTTTGTCCAATTTGCATTGAATTTAAAATATAATACCAGCTTTGTGCTAATATAATTTTTTTACATGCAATTTGAGAAAATTTTTCCATTACATTTGGAAAACCTTCTGGAATAATAACAAAATCTTCTGGGTTTATAACTAATTGTTGAGCTTTCATTGTTGTTCCATCATTGAAACGAATATCTCCTTCCCCTAATGTTATTAATTCAACATCTGCGGCATCTTTTCCAATCCAACTAGTATCAAATTTTTCATGAACTGCAATTTGCTTCTTTTGTTTTTGTGATTCTTCATAAGAAGCTTTGTTATCAACTCTTGGTTCATAAACAATAAAACTGTTGAATCCATTTTTCTTTAAAATGTTTACTTGTTTAAAAATAACTGAAATACCTCCAGAAGCTACATTCATAGGTGGACAGTAATAATAAATTTTAAAATTATTGGACTCTAATTTTGAGATCACATCATTAATTATTTGGTTGTGATCTGGAGTTCCTTGTGAAATTTCCTTTTCTAATGTTTCTTGTGACATATTTATTTTTTGTTTTAAAAATATTTTTTTATTGTATAAAGTAAATTATAAATTATTTTCTTTTATTAAATTAATAAAAAATGGATCTTCTATTTCGTTCAATGAATTAAATTCATAATCAGCTTGATCATACTGATTGTAGTCAGCTTTAATTTTCAAAACTTTTTTATTGTTCGGCTTGGATTCAATTATCTCTGGATTATCAGTTATAATTAAGTCGCAATAATCCCAAATTCTATTTAAATCATTTTCAAAAATTATTTTTTTAATTCTACAAGCTGATTTTGCTAAAAAGTGATATGTTGCTTGTATTGCTTGATCTTGCTCTGAAGAAAAAAGAACAATTTCATACTTTTCATTTACCTCTCCTATTTTTTGTAATTTATTAGCTTTATCCATCGCTTTTGCTATTGGTGGTGCTGAACCATAAATTTCAAAAACATAATCCAGATTCAAAAAATTATTATATTCTTCTTTTGACTCAAATATATAATGGTTTTGAAGGTCAAATGTATCTATTGGATATTTTATTTTTTCGTTAATTATATTTTGTATTCTCACGTCTTCTCCTTCATTTTCATCTTCAGGGACATAACGAAAATATTCATCCATTTTTACTATAGATTCATTCTTGATGAATTTCTTTCTATACATTTTATCAAATTGAGTGAATTTATCTCTTAACACTCCGTCTATATTTATTCCTATAATTTTCATAACTTAAAAATATGTTTTTAAAAAAATAAAGTAAATAAAAAACCCCTCAAAATATAGAGGGGTTTATAAAAATATTTTTTTTATATTTTTTATAGGACAAATGAAGATTGCGTCTTGTCAACTAAGTTAAAACCAAAAAGTTTATAATTACTTTGTACAACACCTTCTCTAACTTCTGCTTTACCTTTTGGTATTATAACACAATTTTCTAAGTCTATTTTCTTTGAATAAATTTCTTCAGACTTATATCCCTCAGTAAAAAACTTAACTTTTCCATAAAGAGCATTTTCTTTGATATGTAATTTAGTAATAATTCCGCAGACTAAATCTGAATTGGTATATTCATATTGTATGTCTTTTGATTTAGAGCCTATTGCATATTCTAAATCATAACCATTTTCATCTAATGAGTTGATCCAGTTTTTAACCAGTTCTTCTGAGTATCTTCTAAAGTTTTTATTTGGCTCATTAACTTTTAGAATAAAGAATTCTTTTTCTAATATGTTTTTATTTTTCATTTTTAATATAATGTTATTTTGTTATAATCAAATCCATAACCAATTTCTGGTTGTTTTCCTGTTATAAATCCCGGTAAATTATTGTTTCCTAATTCTTCTAAAATATATTTATCTGAAGAGGCGACAGAAGGAACTTTTAATGCTATAAAATTTGTCCCTTCTTCTACTTTTAGCGAATGCCAATGGCCTTGTACTAAAATAGTAAAACATCCGGGTTCTCCATATAAATTAACCAGTTCACTAGGTTTCTTTTTTGATAAAGAAGAATCTCCATGTTGGACAAATATACAAATGTTTTCTTTTACAATTTTGCAAAGATTATTTTTTGGTATAAAAAATTTCATTCTATCATTTTCAAGTTCTCTTTTTAGAACATGTGAAATTACTTTTCCAGCAGTTCTACTTTTATCTTGATCTCTTCCAACTCCAACACGATCATGATTTCCATGTATTGAATAAAATTCAATTGGACAAGAAGTATTGTTATGGATTTCTGATAATAAAACTTTAAGAGAGTCTACCGCATAGAAAATTTGTTCTTCTTGAAATAAATCCATTTCAGCTGTATGATTTGGATGCATACCATCTTCAAGAACACTCTCAACTAAATCTCCTAAATTTACTAATACAATTTCACTATTGTTTTGTTGATTATATTGCTCAAGAATTTTATTTTTTATTTCTATAATTCTTTCGTGAGCTATATTTTTATTATATCCTCTACCATAAATTGGATTATCATACTTTTTTCCATAGTGAATATCTCCAAAAAGACAGATAAGAGGTTTACCTTGATTTTTCTTTATCTTTTTATCTTTTGTTTCTTTTGGGGAAATAAGAGTATTGCCACTAGAATTTTGAATGTATTTTGATACAACACTTTCAATCCATTCTTCATTATTTTTATATTCAATTATTAATTTGTGAGCATCTTTTAAGTTTTTCTCAACATATCTTCCACGTTCTTCTTCCAGTTTTTTAAGAATATTATTTTCTTTGTTTCTGAAAATTATATCCATAACTTCTTCCTCGGATGACTCTTCAATGATGTGAGGAGCCACAGGAATAGATGATTTTGTTATATTAAAAGCTCTTAAAATTCTTTTAAAATCTCTGAAGGTTAAGTTAGAAAAATGTCTTGATACACTTCTTAAAGTCATTCCGGCACCATCCATATTTGAATATAGACGATAAACCAAATCCATTTCTTCTTTAGTAAAATAACCTTCTAAAGGTTTTTCATCTCTAATAAAAATATTATAATGATACGATGTTATTTTTTTATTATCATCTCTTATTATTTCTGAAAAACTACGATCTTCATATTTATCATCTTCATATGCATCGTATTCTATTTGATTTTTTTCTTCATCAGTCAAATCCCCATTTTCAATAATAAGCTTTTCTACTACAGATAATTTGTTTTGTTTTTTATTATGAAATTTATTTGTTTTGATGGTATTATAAAGGTCTAAAATTTCATCAGCTTGTTCTTGAGTTATTTGATTTTTATCAACTCTTTCATTTAAATCTTCGCAAAATTTTGACACATAACCCTTTCCTCTTCCGTGTTTTAAACAAGCATCAGGTACTGAAACTTTTTTCTTAATTGAATAATTAAGGATTTGTATACAATTCTTGTAATATTGATTCATAAATTTATAATAAGTTTCTGAAAAATAATTAAAATAAATTATAAAAACAAATTTTTTTATCTATAAGATTTTTTTCCTTGTAAAACATCTAACCAATGATCACACATTTCATGTAAAAGTGTTTCAAAATAATACTCTGGTTCCCAATTTAATATTTTTCTTGCTTTTGAAGAATCTCCTTTTAAATAAGGTAATTCTTCTGGCCTTAAATATTTTGCATCTTGTTTTATAACAATAGGATCAATATCAAGATAATTACAAACAATGTTGCACATTTCTCTTACCGTATGTGTTTGCATTGTAGAAATTACAAAATCATCCGGTTCATTATGATTTAACATTAAATGCATTGCTTTCACATAATCTTTTGAATGTCCCCAATCACGATATGAGTCCATGTTTCCTAAAAATAATTCTTTTTGTAATCCAAGTTTAATTGAACATAATCCTTTTGCAATTTTACTTGAAACGAAATTACTACCTCTTCTTGGCGATTCATGATTAAATAGAATTCCATTAGAAATAAATAAGTTATAAGCCCTTCTATAATGCCTAGTGATATTATAACCAAAGACCTTGGAACATCCATATGGAGAAACAGGATTCATAATGGTTTTTTCTCTTTGAAATCCATCTTCATCTATGGTTAAACCAAACATCTCAGAAGAACTTGCTTGATAAAATTTTGCTTCAGGACAATTTTCTTTATAGGCTTCTAAAACATTTAACACGCCAAGAGCATTTATTTCTACTGTTAAATTTGGAATATCACTAGATATTCTCACATGACTTTGTGCAGCTAAATTATAAATTTCATCAGGCTTTATTTTTGACAATAAATTATTTAAAGAATATTGATCAATTAGATCGCCATAATGTATATTTATTTTATCTTCTATATGTTCTAATCTATAAGATTGATTTTCAGATACAGAGTGTCTTCTAACTATCCCATGAACCTCGTATCCTAAATTTAAAAGATGTTCAGAAAGATAACTTCCATCTTGACCTGATATTCCAGTTATAAAAGCTTTTTTCATATATTTTTTTTAAAAATTTTCATTTGTGTTAAATCGGGCCAATCGGTGAATACCCATTGTCTTGGTTTCTTCTCAATCGCTTCAGGTAATTTTTCAATACCCATTTTAGCAGTTTCAGGTGTCATATAATAATGGTAACCTACTGATTCAATATTTTGCTCTCTCCAAGGTATGTTAGGAATTCTTCCGTCATAAGACATTTTTTTTAAACTTATTGCAGCAGTTTCATCATTTGTTAATATTATACCCCCTCTTCCTAAGTTCAAATGCTTTTGAAATTGAAAACTAATACACATAAAAGTATTCGGTATATAACTATCTTTTTTCCATAAAACAGCGGAATCAATTATGTTTTCTGTAACATAATAAAAATTACTCCATTCCTCATCCCTCCAATCTAAATCAATTTTAAGTTTGTGTGATAAAAATGGAATTGAAAGATAGGTTCTTTTTGGTGTACTAATTTTTTTTGCTTCTGTATACAATAAACATAATTCTATTCCATGTGTACAACTATCTACAGCAATAGCGTATTTTGAACCAAAGAATTCAGCAATTTTACTTTCAAATTCAGAAACAACATTAAAATCAACTTTTTTTAATATCATATTTTCATTTTTTTACACATTCAATATTTAAACTTATTAATACACCATTTTCTTTGTCCATATGAGGAATATACGCCTGAGAATGATCATCATAATTAGCATGTTCTGTGTTCCTCCAATCATATCTTTCTATTTGATAAAATCCACTTTGTTCTAGTAAGTCAAATAGTGAATTAAAATCATATGTGGTTTTATGGTATATGTTTGAATTTCCCATTGACATTTTTCCATAAAGTGGACCTAAAATTTGATTTAAAGAAACAATTTTGTTTAAATATAATTCTGACATTTTTTCAAAATCAGGAACTGCAATTCTTAATGTTTTTTCCGGCTTTAAAACTCTTTTCCACTCTTTTAAAATATCTAAAATTTCGACTCTATCAAAATATTCTATAACATGTGATGAGTAAATTAAATCTACAGAATCATCATCAAATGGCAATTTTGTAATATCATTATAATCTAAATGATCATAGGTTCCACCATCTATATGAATCCAATCTTTGCCAAAATTTCTCCAGCCACACCCTAAATGTAATTTCATATTATTTTTTTTTAGTTAAATTATTTATAACATTTATTATAAAACAAATTGTTATAATTATAAAACTAATAAAAAAAGATAATTTTTGCAACCCTAAAATTGATAAAAATATTAATATTGTAAAAGTTCCTGTTCCAAAATATTTTATTAATTCAATTGATTTGAAAATTTTTTTGTTTTCTATTTTGTAGAAGAAATAATAAAAAGAATAATAACAAATATTTTTAGAAAAAAAGTAATATCTATAAAACAATCCATTTTTTTGATTTTCTACTGATTTACTTTTAAAAGAATTAGTTTTCTCAAAATTACTTACAGCATCAAGTGTTCCTATGTGTAGTAACATAGGAAATATGAATAGCAATATAGAGAAAAAAGCATAATAATCAGATTTTAAAAAAAATGTCAATAAGAATAGAAAGCCAACAATGTGATCTTTGTTCCAATCATATACTGCTCCAAAAAAAGAACATTCATTATACTTTCTTGCAACTTGCCCATCAACACAATCTAAAACATAATAAATAAAATAAAAAATTACTGCAATTATTAAATGATTATATAAATAAAATACAGGTGATAAAAATGAAAAAAATAATGAAATTGTGGTTATGTTAGATGGCGATAAACCCATTTTATGTAATGGGTCTACAAGTATATTAGCTATTTTTCTAAATATATATAAATCTAAAGGGTCTTCTAGGTTTTTGTTGTAACTTGGCATTATTTTTTTTCTATTAATACATTATAACGATATGGTGCTGAAAGATTCCAATCAAAATTACAAATATCAATTTGATTAAATATTTTAATATCACAATTGTTATCTTTAGCAAAATTTTCAAATAAAGATTTTGGTAAATATAAATGTTTTAAATCTTCTTTTATAATTTTATCACTTGATTGATGTGTTTCCTTTCTTAATTTTTTTGCAAGTTCTTCTTTTTCTTTATCTGAAATATCTATAATTAATATTTTGCCGCTCTTAGAAGTCTGATACATTTTTTTAAGTACCTCTAAAGCATATTCTTCATTTTCAAGATAAATAAAAGTTCCAACATTAAAAACAAAATCATATTTTTCATCTTCACAAACCCATTTCTCATTTTGAGCATCATCTACCCAAAAATTACCTTGTATATTATCTTTGCAGATTTTTATAAGTGACTCGGAATAATCAAATCCGTTTAATAAAATATTTGGATAATTTTCATTTATAAATCTTATTGCAGCTCCTGCACCACAGCCAAGCTCCATAATAGAATCAATATTTTTTAAATAATCTTTAATAGGAAAAAAACTATTTGATAAAAAATTATCCCATTGTTTTTTTTCTAGGTGATCCCATCCATCTAACTGGTGAAGATCTTTGTTTTGAAAACCTTTTTTGTTCCAAACCTCTTTCCAATCATTTTTTTGTTTTACTACATCCATTTAAATATGTTTTTCATTTTATTTACGTGACTATCAAAAAATTCTACATTTCCATTAAAAATTTCTCTGCTTTTATAATTGAAATTAATAGATTTAAAATTATTTTCATTTAAAAAATAACTAGTTTGCTCTATTTTTAACGGCATATTGTTTTCCCATTCTTTACAAGAAATTGCACAAGAAGTTGTTGAGTTGTATAGATCGTATTGTGCCCTGCTATCTTCTAGAAAAAAAGTTCTTTCTTTATTAAATTGATCATAAATACTTTGGCCCATCCAATCATTTTGTTTATCTATTCCAAATTCTTCACAAAATGAAGGTATAAAATCTAAAATAGATATTAAGCCATGATTACTTTTTCTATTTTTTATATTGTCTTTAGATAATACCCAAGTTGTCCAAGCGTGAGGTGGCGAATTAAATTTATCAATTTTTTTAAAATTTCCATGATCAGAAAAAAACCAAAAAACAGAATCTTCTTCTTCAAAATCCCAAGCATCAATTATTTTAAATATAGATTCATCAAGATGGGAAAAATTTTCTAAATCTGTATTTGTAGCCTCATGATGATGGTGATAAATTATAAAATGAAATTCATTTAATTCACTTTTATTTTTTTGTATTTTTTTAATATGATTAATTTCTCTTTCGGTCATTTTAAGAGATTCTTCTGAAAAATGACAAAGTAAATCTTGAGTTTTCTTATCAGTCCAAATTCCAGTTTTTTCTCCAGAGCCATCAAGTTCTATTCCGCTTGTTCTATCTAATTTAAATTTATTAAATATTACATTTTCAATCCAAACAGAGTTGTGTAAATAAATTTTCCACTTTTCTCTATCTAATTTTTCAAATAATTGAATATCGCTTCTTTTTAAAACATCGGGTTCACTATTATAACCAAAACCATTATTGAAAACTTGTGATGGTAAATATCCAGTAAGTAATGAAAAGACAGAAGTAAAAGTAAAACTATTAGATATTTGATGATGAAAATCCAAACCTTTTTCCTTGCTAATATCTATTAATTTATCATAGAAAGGCATGCTATCAAACAATACGCAATAAAATTTCATATTTGATTAATATTATAATACTTTATAATAATAAGTAATTTTTAATCAAATGTAAATTTTTATTTTATAGTTTAACCCATTCTCTAGATGAGTCTACGCTATAAAATTTCCACAAAATATTATCTGCATATTCATTCCAATGTTCTTTACTTGATGGAGGAGGATAGTTAAATGATGCATTATCTATGTTTATAAAGTTACTTAAAGGAATATTTTGTTCCTCTGAATTAAGAAATTCATTTTTAACAAAAATTAAATTTTGTTGATTAGATCTAAAAACCAAACTATATCCTTTTTCTTTACCTAAATTATAAAGAGCAGCTAAAGAAGCACCAAAATAATCTGTACTGGTGTTGCTTTTATCTGGAACAACTAATGGAATTGTTGGATCTAATGATGAATTAAATTCTATAATTACAACTCTAGGGTTGTAATTACAACTTTTCCAACACCAATAATCATGAGAATCAATATCTATACTCAATAAATCAAATTCATTTGGAACATTGTTTTGAGAAAATAAATCATTTATGTTTTCAGAAGTGACAGTACCCTGTATAATTCCATTTTGACATTTTGAACTATCAGATTCTAAGAGTAAACCACTCCAATCGTGATTTAATTTTAAATTTGCTGTGTTGGATAAATGTACTCCATCCCACGCACCAAATTCAACAAAATATTTATTTATAGTACCTATTTTATTGAAAATTTCTAACAATATTCCATCTTCTCCATTTTGAGAATATACCTTTTTTTGAAAACTTTTTAAGTTACTAATAAACTTTTCCATGCTCTATACTATTTATATCTTTTATATTAATAAATTTTTCCGAATCAAATTTTTCAAATCTTGCAAAATTTATACACGGAGTATAGATAATTATTCCTTTATTAAAATAACAAGCTAGAGTTGAAAATGTACTTTGTCCTGTTACTAAATAGGAAGAAGAAACTAAATGATGAAAAATTTCAGTATCTAAACCGCCAGAAATAATATTTATTTTACCTTCAAATTTATTATTTAAAATAGTATTGTTTTTTTCATTTGGATTCATACTAAATTTATGAAAATTACTATCTAAATTTAATATTTCTTGAAAATCTAAAAATTCTTCTTTTTCTCCTTCTGTAAAAATAAAAAAATTAGCATTTGGTATTTTTTCTTTTAGTATTTTTATTAATTCAATATAATGATTATCGTTTTTCCATCGATCTGGATGAGCTAAAATTTTTACATCACCTCTTCTCATGTGAATTGCCACATTTATCTCTCCAGCATTATAAATTGTATTTGATAAATTATTTTTTTTCCAATATGCTCTTTGAAATTTTTCTATAATCCATTCAGAATCATCAATCATCTTCCCCGGAAAATGTATTCCGGCTTCTGTACCAAGTTCAAACAATGTGTTATAATTATAGTCAACATATTTTTTTATGTAATTTGTCATATAATCATAATCTGGATTATGAAATCTTTCTAATTCTGATAAATTTGAACTTAAATTTAGATGTACAGAAGGAATTGAAATTTTTCTATTAAATTCTATATCATCAATTGATTTAAATTCAGATCTTAAATTTAATAATCTATTGAATCTTGAACTTGAATTTGTTAAATCAGAATGAATAAATTCAAAATCTAATTTTTTTGACAATAATAATCCGGTTATGTAGTTGTACATACAGTGACCTAGTGATCCTCTAAAATGGTTTGTACTACTATGATCATTAAGAAGATTTGATTTTAAAAAATTTTTCATAAATTATTATTTTTTTTTATGATACCATACTCCACCATCATGTAAATCATAATCAGAAAACACTTCATTAACAGCTTTTACAACCCCCATTCCGTTTTGATCATATCTAAAATCATGACCAGAAATTATACCACCTTTTCTTATTTTTGGCAACCAATTTTGAATGTCTTTTAAAACTGATTCATAGGAATGATCAGCATCTATAAAAACAAAATCTACAGATTCATCTTCAAATTGACTGGCAGCTTCCCAAGAAATAGATTTAATATCGATAATCATATCTCTTACGTTTTTATTTTTGAGATTTGTATTATAGATTTCATTTATATGTTTTACTTCATCTAATACATTTTTATTTTTATTCCAATCTTCAAAAATATCAACTGCGTAAATTTTTACATTAGGTTTATTTCTCAAATTATTTGCTAGATAAGAAATTGAATGTCCTTTCCAAACTCCTAATTCTACAAATGTATTAAAATCTTCATGAGATGATATCATATTGTAGAAAGATTGATAATTAAACCAATTGTTTGTTTCTAATAAATTGTTTATATTCATAATTAATTAATTTTAAAATTAAATATTTTTAAGTCTTTTTTATATATTTGATGTACTTTTTCTAATAAATCTTCATTATAATATTCTTTATAATCTTTATGATTGCTTTGGTTTATTTTTTTCAATTCTATGTTAAATAAACTTTTTAATTCTTCATTTATGTTTTCATAATTTATTAAATGATCAACAATAATTTCTTTTTTTGAGTTTATGACATATGGATATTGAGAATCCCATCCCTGATGTTTGAACAAACTTCTGTCTTCATATAATAAATTTACACAACCAGCAAAATCAATATTCTTTAGTAAGTTATAATCTGGGTGTGGACCATAAAGTGTTTTGTTTGTGAAAGAATGCCAATAACTTTCATCTAATTTTGAATATTCATAATTAGATACAGTTCTATCCAAAGGATTTCTGATAACTGCAATTTTTTTGTAGTTTTCCCATTCGTTTGGATATTTATTTTGATAATAATCAAATTTATGATGTCCTTCATCATCCATTTCCAACGCTTCAACTATTGATGTACCTGCGTTTTTGGGAATGTGAATAAATATAACTTTATATTTGTGTGATATTGGCATTTTAAATCATTTTTTTATCTAGTTCAATACCTAAATACGGTCCTGTTTTATATTCATATACAATTGTATTAGGCTCTAATATTTCATAATTATGACCACCTTCAAGGGTAAAAGAAGCATCTCCACTATATAAAATTTTTTCTTCTATAATTGTATCATCAATATCATAAAAAATACATTTTACAGATCCTTCTATAACAAGCCAACTTTCCTGTGGAATATATTTTTCATTATGCACTTCTCTGTGAAAATGTTTGTGTGGTTTAAATGTTTTTCCTTTTTGCAAATTCATAGTTGAACATTGTAAAAATTCTGTATCGCTAATTAAATTATTTCTTTCAGAAACTATATCTTCTTTTCTGTTTATGAAATGTAATAATTTGCTGTTTATTTTAGAATATATTTTTTCCATTTTATAAATAATTTTTTATTGAATCATAACTAGCTTGTGAATTATGTATGTCAGAATAGCCACCTTCTTGATATGCTAGGAATGGCATCGCTATAAATGATTTAATTGATTCTTGAATTGTTACATAACAGGAATCAACTGGTTTAGTAAACATATTTGTCTCTAATAGTTTTATTAAAAATTTATAAGCCGATGAATTTACTGCATAAGAATGTGTGGTATGTGTACTTATTAACTCTGAATAATAATTAAATTTTTTTCCTTCTTTTACCAAAGAACCACTTAAATAAAACATATCCCATTCTGTAGGAAAATTTTTAGATAAATTTTCTAATTTTTGTTCAAAATCATCAGAAAAAGCCACATCATCTTCTAATACAAGAATGGAACTATAATTATTTTTTTGTGCTAATTTTAATGTTTCTAAATGAGAAATTAAACATCCAACTTGTCCTTTGAAATATCTATCGTGATAATTCTCAATTCCAAAAAAATTTCCCGGTTCATGTTTATAAAATTCATTTTTAATAAATGAAACTTTTTTATTTTCATAAGTAAAATTCTCATCTATTAAAGAATAACCATCACAAGCTTTTATTCTTTCAAAAGAAAAATTATATTTTTCAGAAATTTTTAGAAATTTATCGTATCTATCTTTTCTTTTGTCTAAGTTTATTAGATAAATTTTTTCAAAAAGATTATTTAACATTTTTTAAAATTAATTTTGTTTAATCAAAAAGGAATAATAAAAATTATTTAGAATATTTTATTAACTCATTTACTTCCTTAAAATATTTTTCATAAGGTCTTAGAAGATGAGAATCTATATAGTGTCCTTTCTTTAATAGTTCTATATCATAAGTCCATTTACTCCTATCAATTCTTTTTGAAAAATCTCTATCTTTTTTTACTATTAATTTATCTTTGTGATTTTCGAGTTTATCAAACATGAAGTTTTCATCTGAATTCCATGCTAAACCATATTTTTCATTTAATAGATTACAATAACTTTCAAAATTTAAATCTTGAAGATCTAAGAGTTTTATATAAGTTTGAGATTTTGATAATACATAACACATAGGATAAAATTTATTTTTATCATATGGCTGTCCGGAATAAAGTATCATATTATCACTAGTTAATTCATCATTATATTGATTAAAATATTCTCCATTTAATGGTAACATATCAATGTCAGACATTAACAAATTACCATCAATAAATTTTGAAGTGAATAATCTAACTATTTGTGATTGAAATCCAGTTGGAAAATTTTCTAATGCTTTTATGTTGTGTACAATACCCCATTTATTTTCATATATTGAGTTTTCATCTGTAATGTTTACATAATAAGTTTTAAATCCAAGATCAAGCCATTTTTTTGCAACTATTGGATAAAAATCTTTATAAAGTGAATTATCATCAGATGATATTACTACATAATCTATCTTTGTATTATTCATATTATTAAAATGATCAAATCATTTTTTGATCTTTAAGTATTTTTTCAAATTTTTGTTCTATAGTATACCATTTTGAATCCACTTCAACAGCATCTAACCATTTGTTATGCCAGTGCCAACAAAATGATCCTTCATAAAGATCAAAATCATATTTTTTCATAGGATTCCATAAACCCATTAATGGATCTTGCCATTCACTATTAAAAAAACCACTTGGGAAAATTGTCCAATCTTTATTATAGTTTCTAACTTTTTGATATAAATCTGTTGACCAATTTGTAGTATTTGGTTTTATAGCACCGTTATTTATTTCACTCATTAAATCATTGGAAAGTTTACTGTTTGCAAACAATCTCATTACAGCTCCATTTATCATTTTCTTTTCAAGTCCCCATTTATACATAAATTCTTGATCTAAAATTGGAGAAAATGATCTTAAAAAAGCTACATCTACATCAGTATATAAACCACCATATTTGTGTAGAATTAAAATTCTAAATAAATCTCCTTTTGCCCAATTCTTTTCATCTTGTGCTTCGATTATATCTTTTCTACCCTCTAAAACTGTACCTTTTATTTCTTCTGCAGGATTATAAATTCTTAAATTTATAAAAGGTAAATAAGGCTTTAAAAATTCATTATTTTTTAAATCTACATTACACCATAAGTTAAATCTTGTATTTTCTAAATCTTGTGTACACAAATAAGATTTTATTCCTAATAATTGTTTTCTTTCAAAAGGTAATCCAACATTCCAAAAAACATGGAAATCAACTATTTCTTTTAATTTATTATTATCTTCTATTGTTTTACAAAAATTTAGACATTCATCTAAGTCGTAATACAATATTTTGTTTTCATCTTCAGTTATTTTAACCATTGTTCAAATATTTTTTTATTAATTTTTGAATATATCCTTTTTTTTCTATTTTTTTTAATTTTAAAAATAGGTTTATTTCAGGATTGTTTTCAAATATAGTTGAAATTTCTGTATTAATCAATAAATTATAATTTAAATTTTTATTTAAATTGTTTGCCATTAAAGTAGCTAGGTTTAACACACTAATTTTTTCTACTGAAGAAAAGTTTAAGGTTCCAGAAATATTATTTTCTAAAGCATAAAAAACAAAATCCCTTACATCGTCAATATCAATTAAGGATCTTTCAGAATCTTTTATTATTGAAATAATTTCATCTTTAGAAATTTTATCTTTAAAAAAATTAAAAATATTATTTGAATTACCGCCAGTCCCAACTAGTTGTGGTAATCTTAATATTAAAAAATCATGAGATTTCTTTTTAATTATGTTTTCAATATTTGTTTTATGTTCATAATAGGGACTTTTTCTATTTATGAAAATACTACTAAAATAGACTAATTTTAAATTTTTATTCTCAGATAATACTTGATTAATTAAATCTACTTCCTTAGAAAAATTATTTAAATCACTTTCACTTGAATTGGAAACTCCCGATGCAAAAATTATACAATTAAATTTTTTGTCTATTTTATGTTCCAAAAAAGATTTAGCCAATAATCCATTTCCTATTATCTTCATTTATAAAATTCTTTTTTTAGCACAAATAAACTATCCCAATAATTTCTTCCTAATCCCATTGGAAAACCTTCGTGATCAGTTATTTCATGTTGTTTTATTTCGCAATAATTTAACATTTTTTCAAAAATTCTCTCATAATACAAATGATTATCCGGATAGTTTGGATTCATAAATCTAAAATCATGAAATTCGACAGAATATTGTTTTGAAATAGTCCAATCAATATTTTCTAAAATTTTATATTCACCACCTTCTATGTCAAATTTTATAAGTTCAAATTGTTTTATATTATATTTATTCATAACATCTTTTATGGTTAACATAGGAACTTCAATTTTACCAATTAATTGACACCAATCTTTTTCTGGATTTAATAATGAGCACCCTTGATTGTCACTATAAATAAAAAATTCAGTCATTTCATTGTTTGAGTCATGTGAAATAGCTGCTCTTTCATATAATATTCCTTCTGGAGCTTTTTTGATTTTAGGATTAGGGTCAACACAAATAATGTTATCACATAATTCTTTCATTTTAAGTGTAAATCCAAAATTTACACAACCCAAATCTAATACATATCCATTTCTATCAATAGTAGTTTCTTCTATTGTGTGTTCAGCAAGTGTAATCATTTTAATGTTTTTAGATATTGTTTTAAATTTTCTATATGTTCAATAACTGTTTCATCATTCTCGTTAAATACCTGACCTACAAATTCAAAATCATTACGATCTGATGGGAATGGATAGTTGTTAGGGAAATCAAAAAAATCATCATGACAAATCATACTATCCATGTATGCTTTATGTATTTTAATTAAAAATCTTTGATCATCTCCATAATTAAAAAGATTCTTATCTTTTAAATATGTATTGATCATTTCAGACATATTAAATTTATGATCATTTTTCATTCCCCAAGTACCGCCTAAAATCAATACTCCATGTTGTGGATGATCTCTCATAATGTGAAGATTTTTATCACTCTCAATCCATTGATCTACGGCTTCTTTTTCTCTTGTGTTTAATCTAGAGTCTGTATCTCTAACAATAAATCTTTCTACTTCTTTATCGTCATAAACCATAAAACGCCAAAACATTCCAAATCCATTAAGGTTGGTATTTGACATATCAACTAATTCAGCATTAAATTTTTTTAATTCATTGATATAATAACTTGGAACTGTATAGTTATAATAAACTCTACAAATCCAATCTGGATATATTTCTGGTTGTAACAATATATTTTTTATTGCTCCAACGCAATATTTTGGGTTGTCTCCGTATAAGCTAAAAGCGATTATTTTTTTCATTAGTATAATATTTCTTTTAATAATTCTGTTAGTTGTTGTGCTCTAACAAAATATGTATGATTATCTAAAACATGATTATACCCTTCATTAGATATGTTTTCTAGTTTATCTGTGTTTTTAAGATAGTAACTTATTTTATCTAACAAATCTTTTTCTGAATTATAAACCACTAAGTGTTTGTTTAAATCAAATAATTTTTCTAAACTGGGAGTATGATTTGTAAAAAGCGTTGTTTTGCATCCAAGAGTTTCGAATGTTCTAAAGTTAATATCATCAGCTAAGTTTCTATTAAAATGAATCTTGTAAGAATTTATGGCTTTTACCATATCGTTCCCAATTACAAAAACATCTTCTCTTAACCTATATTTACTTTTTATTAGATCAATCCAATTTTTTCTATTAAGATAGTTTCCACAAAATCCAATGTCATATTTTTTTTCTATTTCTGACATTGGAAAAATTAAATCATCAGGATATGCATTCGGAAACCAAATTGTTTGTTGCTTTTTAAAATATGTTTGATGATGTTCTATAGCACATAAAACCAATTGTATTTTATGTTTATTACAAGTATCTACATGTTGCTGTGGAACACAGTGAGAATCAATCGACCAAAAAATTTTGAATTTTTTACTTTGAGATAAATCTGGAATCCAGCCGTTTATTTCATAGTTTTCCAACAATATGATAACATCACATTTTTCCTCCAGTTCTTTAAATGAAATATTGAAGTTATCGTAGTTTAAACCCCATACAACAGAATCATGACCCAATTTCTTTAAAGCTCTACTTAAATTGAGTGCCTCCCTAAATTCTTGATTTGCTAAGTGCCTTCCTTTTTCCTGTATTAATAAAAAATTCATTATAATGCTAGATCAAAATTATTTTTTTTTCTTTTTTCATAATTCACTTTATCAACATTATTAAATGAATCATTTTTTACTTGTAAATTATCCCACTTTTCTCCTAACCATACCGGATGTTCATGTTTAATTATTACATGTGGTATGTATTTTACTTTATTAAGTATTCTAGAAACATCTGTAAATTCAGTATCACACCAAAGACTTACATATGTGGGGTTATATATATAACCAAATCGATCATAATATTTTTTGCCAAGTATGGATAATGTATTTAAGTTTGAACCTTGATATCCATCGTTAAACCATAAAACTCCATCAGTATCTGGAAAGAATTTTTTAAAACTTTGTTTAATTATTGTATCATATCCTTTTTCTTGAGGTATCATGTCATCAGAAGCAAGTAAAATCATATCATAATCATTATCATTCATATCAGCATTAATTGCCTCTATTTTGTTTTTATTATTTCCAAAGTAGAATTTTAGATTTTCATATTCTTTAAATTTGTTTATAATAATTTCATTATTCATTGTAGAATCGTCAGCGTCACAACTGATTATGAATCTAGTATTTGACAAATCATCCAAAAGATTATAATATTTATCTAAAACTAAAAAAAACTTATCAGGTCTTGATCTTGTAGGGAATTTAATTAGTAATTTCATTTGTAATTTGTGATTTTATTAAAAATTTCATTCTGTCAATATTTAAAATTTTAAAATTAAAGTTAATAATTTCATTTCTATTTTCAAAAATTAGTTCTATTGTTTTGCTTTGTTCAAAACAAGCCATTAAGTTTTTGGGGTAATTATCAAATATTTGTAAATTATTCTCAAGCTCAATAGTATCAGAAAAATTTATATTTTTTATAAACTTTAAAAGTTCTTTTCCTCTATATACTGTTCCGTCTAAATTAAACGGATAACCAAAGTCCATATAGTGCTTTGACCAGTCCCAAATTAAAATTCCATCATCTTCTCTTTCAGATATGAAAACATTATCGCAACCCATATTAGAACAATATGTTATATTTTTTCCAAGACCTAATCCGAAGCAAAATATTTCTTGATATAAAAGTGTATTTTTTATTTTTTCTATATCAACCCTGTCATAGAAAAATTTATTTTCATCAATTATTGTAAAATTATTTTTGACATCATTTTCAATAATTTCAACTAATTGCCTTTTTAAATCATTAACAACCAAAACATTATATTTATTTTGACTGTCTTTTAAAAGATTATTTTGATCTAAAATTGCAATTGAATATTCTCCAATAACTTGATTTTCAATACTTTTAATGAGTAAATCAAGATTTTCTAAGTTTCTGTTTAAAATAATTATAAATTTCATAATAATAGTGGTTTTTTATTTTGAATTAAATCTTGTGTATTATAATATAAATCTGAATTTGTTTTTTCAGAATTAATTGGATTGTCTACATTATAGATATAAATGACATCTTTTATATGTAAAACATTATTAAAACCAGCTAATTCTGCTAAAGGATAAAAAATAGCCATGTTTGAACAACATGAAAACCAACTTCCATTTTCATCTGTGAAACTATTAAATAGGGGATCAGTTTCCATGAATTTTGAGTACAAAGAATTTTTAAAAGTAATAGGATGTGAAAGTTTTGAAGTAATTCTCCTTAGAACAGAAAATTCTTTTTCTGAATAAGGTCCAGAATAGCACTTTTTTCCATCTGATAATTTTGCTGAACCATAAGTTAATAAACAGTTAGTCTGATTATAATAATCATTTATTTTACTTAGTACGTTTTTATTTACTAACCAATCATCTCCATATAATATAAATATAATATCATCTGGATCCTGACTTGCATTTATTATTGCATTATGTATATTGGGCAAAGCAGTTAATCTTTTGTTTGATCTCCAAGCATTTACTTTGTTGCACTTTGTTATTTCTAATATTGGATGAATTTCAGTAATAATCAATTCTCCTTTTTCATCTCTTACTGGTTCATTGTTTTCATCAGTTTGATATGTACAGGCAGGTATTTTATTATAACTATCATCAGTTGATGAATCGTCTATAAATAAAACATCATAATTATCATAATCTTGAGTTAGGACTGAATTTATACACATATCTAAAAAATCGCCCGGATTGTGGAAAGGAATAATAACCTTTATTTTATTGTTTTTTGACATGTCTCAAAAGTATAAATAAACTTTTTAATAGAAATAATAGTTTTTAAAAAATTCTTTCTATTTATATGAAAATATTAAATATGAAGACCAATAAAATATCTAAAGATTTTATTTTAGAATCTATTGAAAAGCAAGCTAAAATATACGCTAGAAAATCTGAATTATATGATTTAATTAAAGAGGTAAATGAAGAATTAAAACAATTAAATGAAAATTCTCCTATTGCTTCTTTTGGTTTTATAGCATCAAATGATGCTTTTGGAATGGGAAAAGCTGCAAGAACAGGCTTTGTTAATACTCCAAATATTTCTTATATAGCTCAACTTGAACAAGAAATGAATTCTAATAATATAAATGAAGAGAATTTAATGGAAATTGATGAGCTGAAAAAAGAAAATGACGCTTTAAAAAAAGAATTAGAAGATTTAAAAAAGAAAAAATAATTTTTTTACATATTTAGTATTATATACTTAATTCAATTAATTAAAAAATTCAAATAAAATGAAAATAACAAAATCACAGCTTGTACAAATAATTAAAGAAGAAGCTGCAAGTTTCAAAAAAGAATTGACTCTTAAAAAGCAGTTAGCTGAAATTGAAAAACAATTAAACGAAGTTCATGCTGGAGCTGAAATGAGTTCAACCTCAAATAATGGTGTTCATGCTGGTCAAAAGAAACCTGTTTTCAATAAAAAAGGTTCTAGTTTAATTGAGATTGAAGATGAAATGCAAAATCAAGAAGCTATTCTTGATGCTTTAAAAACTATTGCTGCAGCTTGTGGTTTAACAGGGACAATTGAATTAGCTGGAGAAGAAGAATCTGGTGAAGAGGGCGAAGAAGAAGTTGATGTTGATGTGATTGAGCCTGCTGAAGAAGAAGAAGAAGAAGAAGAAGAAGAAGAAGGTGAAGGCGAAGAAGAAACTGAAACTGAGACTGAGACTGAGACTGAGACTGAGGCTGAAATGGAAGAAGGTGAAATGGAAGAAGGTCGTGGCATTGTGAATCAAGAAGGCGAAATGGAAGAAGGAGAAATGGAAGAAGAAGGTCGTGCTATTGTGAATCAAGAAGAAGAAGGTAAAATGATGAATGAATCTGTTGAAAGAAAAAGAATGATGCAACTTGCTGGTCTTAAAAAATAAACTACCACTACTCTTTATATAAATAAAATTAGCCCGGAGAAATCTGGGCTTTTTTATTGCTTATATTTTTACAAAATAAAAAAAACCCGACTTAAAAAAATCGGGTTATTAAAAATTATTATTTTAAAATACTAATACAATAAGTTATTTGTGGATCTTTGATGCATTTCAAAAATTGAACCACAGCAAGTACAATTATAAACTTTTACTTTTTTTACTTTTGGTTGTTGGTTTGATGACTCATTTAAGAGTTGACTATTATTTTCAACAATAGTCTTTACTGATTCTGCAAATACTGGATTTGAACATCCATTGGGACAATTTACCCTATTAATTAATTCTGCCATTTTACTTATGTTTTACAATAAATAGTATTAAATTATTTATACTTATCTAAAATCTTGCTTATTACCTTATTTCTAACAATATCATTTTCAGAGAATTTAAAAACACCTATTTCTTCGATATCTGATAATCTATTTAAAGCATCATATAATCCAGTTTCTTTTGTATCTTTATATCTATCAGATTGTTCAAGATCACCGCTTATAATGAATTTTGAATTATATCCTATTCTAGTTAATAATGTTTTAACTTGTCTTGGAGTAGCATTTTGAAATTCCTCTGCTATTACTATAGCATTATCAATATTTATACCCCTCATAAAAGCAAGTGGTATAACTTTAATATATTCTCTTTCAATTAAACTTTGAACTCTACTTTTACCTAAAGCTTTCTCAAAAAGATAGATAGAAGAGTATATATATGGTTCCATCTTTTCCTCTAGTGAACCTTTTAAATAGCCAAGTTTTTCATCAGCTTCTACTGCTGGTGTACATAATATAATTTGATAAAAATCATTATTAGGATCTTTTAAAATTTCTAGTGCTTTTAGAATAGAAATCATTGATTTCCCAACTCCTGCGGGACCAGAACAAATAATTATTTCTTTGTTATCAATTAAATTTAAAAATTCTTTTTGACTATTATTTTTTGGTTGATAGTAAAGATCTCCTATTAAAATTTCAAGATCTTTTTTTGTCTCAGTTTGATAGTATGAGTTTGGTTTTTTCTTTTTTGATGGCATAAAAAACTTATTTATTTATAAATATACTATAAATATTATTATATGTGATTATTAGATTAAATTATAAATTTAAAAAATAATATTTTAGTAAACTATTTATTTAAATAAATCTCAAAAGATGAAAAAAAACATTTCAGTTCAAGAAATTGAAGAAATTATTAAAAATAAGCTTCGTCAAAATGGAGTTTTGGATATAGTTGGTCAAGAAAAAGTTTCAGAAATAAAAAATAAAATCAAAGATATTCTGGAAAATGGAAAGAAATTACAAGAAGTGGAAGCTCAAAATCCGACAGCAGCACAACCTGCTCCTGAAAAAGTACAAACTTCTAACCCTAATATAACTGTAAAAACTACTGAAGATCCTGAGAAAACTGAGATAGTAAAAAAAGAAACAGAGATTGAAATAAAACAGAGAGAATTATTACAAAAAGAATTTGAATTAGAGCAAAAAGAAAAAGAATTACAACAGAGAGAAAAAGAATTAAGTTATAGACCAGAAATGCCGGAAGTTCTCAAGAATATAGAACCAGAATCAATTATTGTTTTTAGTGAAAATGAATTAAGTCTTGGTTCAGAAAGTTTATCTAATAGAAAATTCAGAATGAAATCTGACCCTGATGATAAAAAATCTATTCATGATTTATGGTTATTAAGTGCTATAACTAAGGCTAATGTTTATGTGGTTGAATTAAAAAAAATAGGCGATCTTATTTTTAATCCTTATGAAGGTAATGCTACTTTTGAGAATGTAACTGAATTACTTGAGTTGCCTAAACTTGATGATGAATATGAAATGAATCATAATGTAGAACAAGCAGTCCAAAGTCAACAACCAAAAGAAGAAATGCTTGATGCTATAAAACCTATTACAGATGTAAGTCAACCAATAATGAATGTTGATGAATTAGAAAAAGAAAAGTTTCATAATAATTTTAAAGATGCTATTTCAAAGATAGTAAGTGATGAACTTAATAAAATTAGTAGTCAAACTACAAAAAAGAATATTTTTAGCTTATGATAATTTCTGAAACATATAAGAGTAGATTAAGAGAGCTAAGCGGAATTGTTAACGAAATAGAACTTAAAGCCACCTCCGGTAGAAGTGGTGTTAATACATTAAGTTATTTTGTTGAAGAATATCTTCTTAATCTAGGTGGTATGATTTTAGATATATTGAATAAAAAAACTGAAGAAAATCCAAATAAAAATTTTAAAATAAATCAACCAGAAAATAAAATTTCAAACAATTCGCTTTTCATGTCTTTTCAGATTGAAGATTTAACAGATAAAAATAATGTTAAAGAAATCAATTTTAATTTGAATTTGTTGGTGAAATTAGAATCTAATTCTAATACGGTTGCTATCTTGAAATATGAAAATGTTAATGATGAATTTAATTTACAATCTAAACATTCAGAACAAGATATTCAAGACTTTTTAAATGAAATTACAACAAGAGTATTTAATATAGAAAAAACTGCTTAATATTCTTTTTTGTATTAAATTGAATTAATTTAATAAAAATAAATAAAATGAATTACTGGAAAATTACAAATTTGTCTACACAAAATGCTAAGCTTATTGTTAGTACTGCCCCTAATCACTCAAAAGGTTTAGTGTTAAGACCGGGTGAATTTTGCCTATCAAATCCAAAACAAACCCCTGTTATGGATGCTCAAATAAGAAGAAAATTAATTTCTGTTGAAAAAGATTTTGATAACTCAAAATATAATTTCAAAATCGCTGAAGCTTATAATTTAGATATTTTAAACAATCTTATTCAAGAAGAAAATGATAAGATGAAAGAAGCAAAAGTTGATGCTGAAAATTATATGAATAATCCTGAATAAAAATTTTTTTATGAAAGAAACAATTGGTGGAATATCAAATGAATATTGTTATCTGAACTATAGTGATTTTAACAACATAACTACTACTACAAGTTTAACTGGAACTAGTGGTAGTTATGTATATGATATAAATACAACAACTAATGTTCCATACAATTATACTTATGTAAATGGTTCTAATAGTAGTAATATTATATCATTAAATGCAGATTATTTTAAAGACGGATTAATTAAGAATTTATTAGATAGATTCATTGAAATAAGAAGTTTGATAAAAAAACAATCTTTTTATGAAATTTTTAATGTTAAAAAAATCAGTTTTTTAAAAGATAAAACTAAAATTGTTTGCACGAAAGATATTGACATGGATTATATAAATGAATTAAAAAGTGAATCAGTTTTGTTGTTGGAATGTATTGATGTTCCGACTGATAATTATAAGGAAAAAGCAATTAATCACAATAATCATAAGTTATCAGATTCTAATTTTATGTGGACAACTAATAATACATATTTTGCAGTTGCAGATAATCCTGTTAATATTAATTGGACTAATTCCATAAATAATACTATAACTTATACTATTTAGTATTCTATTTGTTTTTTTTATTTATTATTTTTTCGGAAACAATTAATATATGTCAGATAACAAAATTAAAATTTTATTGGTGCCAAGTGATTTGGCAGGTGTAGGTCATTACAGAAACATTTGGCCGGGTCAAGAAATTAATAAAAAATTTGGAGATAGATTTAAAATTGAAATAGATCACACACCAGATTTTAATGATGTAAACTTTTTCGCACAATTTGATATTGTACATTTCCATAGACAATTAGGTCAATTTGAAAATCAAGAAAAATTAATTAAAGAATTACGTAACAGAGGAGTTATCACAATTATGGATCTTGACGATTATTGGATGCCACCGAAAGAACATCCAATGTATGGAGCAGCTATAAAAGAAAGGCTTGCAGAAAAAGTTACAGCAACATTTAAAATGGTTGATTATGTTACAACTACAACTGATATTTTTGCTAGTCATATAAAAAAATATAATCAAAATGTTGCAGTAATTCCAAATGCAATTGATATGTCTCATCCTATGTGGTCACAGGAAGATACAAGAAAATCAGATAGAATAAGAATCTCTTGGATCGGAGGATCTAGTCATGAAAAAGATTTAGAGTTACTTAAGAGTTCTATGAATATTCTTCATAATGATTCTAATCTAAATGGAAAATATCAAATAGTAATGTGTGGATATGATGTTAGAGGGTATATTACTGAAGTAGACCAAAATGGTAATGTTATCAATAATAGAAAAATATTCCCACACGAAACAATATGGAATAAATTTGAATCAATATTCACTGATAATTATAATACAAATTTAATTTCAGAATCTTATAAAAAATATTTATTAAGATATGAAAATATTAATTTTAAAGATCAAGATGTTTATGAAGGGCCATATGTTAGAAGATGGACATTGCCATTAACTCAATATGGTAAACATTATAACTATTGTGATGTTTGTTTGGCCCCTCTTGCTGAAAATACTTTTAATGAAGTAAAATCCGAATTAAAGATCATTGAGGCTGGACTGACTAAAAAAGTGTTAATAGCTCAAGAATACGGTATTTATAAAGATTTAATCAAACATGGTGAAAATGGTATTTTAATACCAAAATCAAAAAATGTTAGAGGGTGGTACGAAGCCATAAAAAAGGTTGTTAATGATAAAGAGTACAGAGAAATGCTTTCAAGTAACTTGTATGATTTTGTAAAAGATAAATATACTCTTGAGGTAGTAACGGCAAAGAGAGTTGCTTGGTACGAAGAAATATTTGAAAAAAATAAGAAAAATAGTCTGATTTTAACGGAATCATTATCAAACTAATTAATTTCTAGATATTTATTATAAAAAATAATATAATGAAGAATATTAGTTTAAACTTAGGTTCAATAAAAGATACTATTTTTAGATACTCATCTAAAACTATTATTAGCGAAGGTAAAAGTTCAAGTTTTGTTGATTTATTCATAAATGAGCTTAAAAACAAGCCTATTTTGAAGCTCCAGTACTTGATTTATAAAAATTTAGAGAATTCTAATTTTGAAAAAGAATATCTTGCCGAAAGATATCTTAATCAAAATATCAATCTAATTAAAGATTGTGATTGGAACGATATTCTTAAAGAAAACAAGTCATTTAGAACTGATATTTTAAAGAATTTTCATGTAGAAGGAGATAAAAATAAAGAAGAATTGTATGAGTGTATACATACTCTTATAAAATCAAAATCTATGAAAAATTTTACTGATTTTGATGATGAAAATAAAGCTTATGAATATGTTGTAAATTATTTAACTAAAAAAGAGTCTAATAACATTCAAGAAAACACCACTAATTCAGAAGAAAATGAGATTCCTAAATTGCTTTCTTGGAAGTATGTTACAGAATTAGCAGTAAATAGTTTTAATGATAGATATGCTCATTTAAGTGAATCAGAACAAAGTTTACTTAAAATATTAATGTCTGATTCAGATTATAAAAATAATTACCTACAAGATCTTAAACAAGAAAATTTAAATTTAATTAATGGACTTTTAATTAAAGAATCTGATGATGAAGTTAAAAGTAATTTGATGAAATTTAAAAATAAAATTCAAGTTCTTAAAGAGGGTAATGTAGACGAATCAATAATTAACTTGTATGAGTTAAAAATGAATCTTGAAAATTAAAAAGAAAGCCCCGAAATTCCGGGGCTTTTTTTATTGATTTAAAACATGTTTTTTTCGATAATTATCCATTAACTCAAATAATATTTTTCTAGTTTGAGTGGTAAATTCACCTTTAGTCATAATCCAATCATAATATGATTTATCTTTTTCCAAAACTGTAGTAACCGATTGCCCTTGATATTTCCCAAAACCAAATACCGGAATATTATCAGAATTTAATTTAATTGTCCCTGCAAAATCAACACTATCAAAGTCCTTTGTGAAATTAGCAAGAGATTCCATATTGTTTTGTATTGGTTCAGAAACCACTGTATCATCTTTATCTACACAATCCACACCTTTGTAGTAATCTAGCATTGATTCTAGAACCTCTACGGTGGCTTTTACGTCATTTAAAGCATCATGGGCACCTTCTAGTGGCTTTTTACAATAAAATTCATATGCGGCCTTTAAATCACGTCTTTCCATTCGGTGAAAGATCCTTTTGACATCAATACAGTTACGATTGGTCATGTCTAATTCAAAGTCAGCTCTCGAAAATTCCTCCATGAGCATGGGTATGTCAAATCGGTTTCCATTAAAAGTGCAGAAATCAGAGTCACCAATTAAATCAAAAAGTGATTTTGCAACACGATCAAAAGATGGTTGGTCTTTGACCATTTCATCAGTTAAATGGTGAACATCACTTGCTGCTTTAGGGATAGGAATACCCGGATTTATTAATCTGGTTTTTACCAAATTTTCTCTTCCATCAGCAAAAATTTTAATAATCGCTAATTGTACAATACGATCATTTTTTACACTTAATCCAGTTGATTCAATGTCAAAACAGATTAAATCCTTTTCTAAATTTAATTTCATATGTGCTTATTTTAATTAAGCAAATATAATAAAAAAAATTAAATTTCGGTTATTTCAAATTCATCTAAACCACAACCTTCTCCATCTTCACCAAAATCTCCTGTTTTTTCATCGGTTAACCAACCCCTAAATACAGCAGAATATCCATTTTTGTCATCTCCATCAGGATAAGATTCTAAATAAGCCTCTGTACCTTGATCAAACCACTCATCTGGTTTGGTTATAAATCTATAGTTTTGTTTATAAATTTTATAACTATAATTGTTATCTGGTTTAAAATAATCAATAAATCTATCTTCAAAAATACTGAACCATTTATTATTTATTATTATAAAATGATCATAAGATGATCTTCCTTCATATGATAAATAAATTATATCATTATTTTTAAGGTCTTCAATTTTTATTTCTTGCCAGAATGGTTTATTGAATCTACTCATTTTTTCTTAGCGTATTTTTTGGGTTTAGCTGAACTTTTACCTTCTCCGATTATGTCTTCACAATCTTTTTTGGTAATAGTTTCTATATCATAAATAGCCGGAATCTTATAATTTTTATTCTTGAATTTAATATATGGTCCATATTGACCACTTAATACTTTAATTTCACCGAATTCTTTTGTAGATCCCGATTTTTCATTGCTTGAATTTTCTTTTATTAATTCTGTAGCTTCCTTTAGAGTTATTTTTTCAGGATCATATTCCGTATTCGATAATCCAACAAATTTACCATCATATTTGATATATGGTCCAAATTTACCAATTGCTACCAGTACAGGTTTTGATTTATATTCTCCTAGATTTCTAGGCCATTTTAAAAGTTCTAAAGCCTCTTCGAGATTTATGCCACCAACTTCTTTATCTTTAGGGATAGATGCATATTTTAAATCTTCATCTCCTTTTTCACCTAATTGTACCATTGGCCCAAATCTTCCAAAACGAGCATAAATATTTTTCTTGGTAGATTTATCAACACCAATTAATCTTTCGTTTGATGTTCCGGTTTCACCAAGAGCAGATTTAACTTTCTTATCAAAAGGAGAATAAAAATCTTTTAACATTGTTTTCCATTCTTTACTGCCTTCTGAAATTTCATCTAATTGATTTTCTATTCCAGCAGTAAATTTATAATCCATGATATCTGGAAAATTTTCTGTAAGATAATCACAAACTACAATACCAATTTCTGTAGGTATCATCTTAGCTTTTTCTGTACCAAATTTTTCATCTAGTTCAGTAGTAGATAAATTATCATTTTTTAATGAAAGGTTTTTTACTTTTCTAGATTTTGCTGGTAAATCTTTTTTCTCAACATATTCTCTTTTTTGAATAGTTGATAAAATTGAAGCATAGGTAGAAGGTCTTCCTATTCCAAGTTCTTCTAGTCTCTTTACTAAAGACGCTTCATTATATCTAGCTGATGGTTTTGAATAGATTTCTAAACCTTCAATTTGTTCGTAATTAAGAATTTGACCTTTCTCCATTTTTGGTAAAGTGCCATTGTCATCTTGATCTTCTTGATTTTCTTCCTCTTCAACATCATCATTATTATAAACCTTTAAGAAACCATCGAATGTAATCACTTCTCCTTTGGCAACAAATAATTCTTTTTTTCCAGTATTAGAACTTTCAATTTCAATAGTGGTTTTATCAAGTAATGCATCCGACATTTGAGAGGCTACTGCTCTTTTCCAAATTAAACTATAAAGTTTCATTTCATCTTGACCAGAAACTACTTCTTCATGTTCAAAATGAGTTGGTCTTATTGCTTCATGGGCTTCTTGAGCACTGGCGTTTTTATTTTTAAATTTTTTCGGATTTGAAAATTTATTACCATACTTCTCAACTATAAATTGAGTTGCTGTTTGAACAGATTCTTCTGATAAATTTACACTGTCAGTACGATGGTAAGATATATGACCTTGCTCGTAAAGATTTTGAGCAGTTCTCATAGTTCTATCCACACTGAATCCAAATTTTTTTGATGCTTCTTGTTGTAATCCTGAAGTTGTAAATGGAGCAGGTGAACTTCTTTTTCCCGGTTTAGTTTCAATTAAACTAACACTAAATTCTGAACCAATTAATTTGCTTAAAAACTTTTCTGTTTCCTCATAGTTTTTAAATCTTTTATTTAATACGGCTTTTATTTTTTGTTTTTTACCACCTTTATCAATTGAGAAAATTGCAACAACTTTGTAATCAGAAGTTGAATCAAAAGACTTGTGTTCTTTTTCTCTTTCAACAAGAATTCTTAAAGCAACACTTTGAACTCTTCCTGCAGATAAACCTAATTTGATTTTTTTCCAAAGCAATAGAGAAAGATCAAATCCTACTAAACGATCTAATACCCTTCTTGCTTGTTGGGCATTAACCATATTCATATTAAGTGTTGTAGGATTATTTATTGCATCCTTAAGAGCTTTTTCAGTAATCTCTTTAAAAATAATTCTTTTTGTTTTTTTGATGTTTAAACCAAGTACTTCTGCAACGTGCCAAGAGATTGCTTCACCTTCCAAATCGTAGTCACCAGCAAGAATTACTTCATCACATTTTTTTGCTAACTCTTTTAGTTCTTTTACTACATCTTTTTTATCAGATGAAATTTGGTATGAAGGTTCAAAATCATTTTTTTTATCAATACCTTCTTTTCCTTTTTTTAATTCACGAATATGTCCAACACTTGCTTTTACAACATAATCTTTTCCTAGGAAAGATTGAATTTTTTTAATCTTTCCGGGACTTTCACATATAACTAATTTTTTACCCATATTATTTTAATTTTTTTGGTCTTCCTCTTTTTTTCTGAGGTAATACATTTTTTTCTGAAATTGAATCTATAATAATTATTTTTTTATTTTCTTCTAATTTAGAAGGAATATCAAACCAAGTTTCTTTCAAATCCTTAATATGTTCCTCTAATTTCTTTTTGGTCCATATGTAATTTTTTACAATAGTAATTGTGCCTTGATCTTCGGTTATCCAAAATATTTTTTTTATATTATTGTTTTCGTTTAATTCAACATTATAAAAAGGGCCTTCCTTGTAATTCATTCTTACAGAAGTTCCTTTGTCAATTATCGTCCCATCATTTAATTTGATGTTCTCAATAAGTTTCATATAAGTTATTTTAATATTTGTCATATTTTTAAATGTGTTGACGTAATACTTTACTGTTTTTGTTGCACTTTAAAATTCTAATGGTCATATCTTTAATTTGACGAACACGTTCTCTGGTTAAATCAAGATAATCTCCAATTTCCTCTAAAGTCATAGTTTGATAACCAAGTATACCATAATACATGCAAATAATTACACGCTGTCTAGGTTGAAGACTCTTTAAAATTTTTTCAAGATCCTTAGAAAAAGATTCTTTTATTAAAAATTCATCCGGAGATTTTGTTTCTTTGTTAACAATACAATCACTTAAAAAAACATCGTCACTATCTGAGGAAACAGGGCTATCAAGAGATGCTACTCTTCCAGTGTTGCTTAGCATTGTATCTCTAACTTTAATTTCACTCTCTTCTAAAACTTGAGCAAGTTCTTCTTCTGTAGGTTCTCTTTCAAGTTTTATTTCAAGTTTTTGAATAGTTTTATTTAGTTTGTTTATTGCTAAATTTTGATTGTTCGGCAATCTTATTAATTTTCCATTATCAGAAATTGATTGCATAATAGATTGACGTATCCACCACACAGCATAAGATATAAATTTAAAACCTCTGGAATTATCAAATCTTTCCGCAGCTTTTATTAATCCTACATTTCCGTCTGAAATTAAATCTTCTAAACTTAAACCTTGGTTTTGAAATTGCTTTGCCACTGAAACAACAAAACGGAGATTAGCTTTCACTATATCATTTAGTGCTGCTTTATCTCCGTTTGCTACTCCTTGTAAAAGATTGTGTTCTTCCTCTTCTGTTAATAGTTTTATTTTTGAAACTTCTGAGAAATAATAATCTAAAGATTTACTTTCTCGCTTGGTGATTGATTTTGTTATTTTTAGTTGCCTCATAGTGTGTGATTGCTTTAATTAAAAGTAATTCACAAATATAATAAACAACCGTCATAAAGACAACTAATTTTTTATAATTTTATAATTTTTATTAAAGTTCAATTTCTGATTTGAAATGTCTTTCCAAATAATGTCTTAATTTTTTTAAAGCTTTAATCTTTATCTGTCTTACACGTTCTCCGGATAATTCTAATCTATATCCAACTTCACTGTAAGTCATTTCCCTGTTTTCTTTGTTTAAACCAAAAGAATACAATAAAACTTCTTTTTCCATGTGTCCTAAACAAGAAAATGCTAATTTGAGTTGTATTTTTCTTGAATCATCAGAAATAAATTTTTCAATACCTGCATTTTTATCCTCAATAACATCTAAAAGAGTAGTTTCATTATCATTACTTATTTTAGAATCTAATGAAGTTGCACTGTTTCCGCTAACAAGAATGTTATATGTTTCATGGTCTATATTAAGTTCTTTACAAACTTCATCAATAGAAAAATTACCATTATTTTCTTGGCTCTTTTTAGCTACTAAATGTTTTAATTCATGTTGTTGTTGAATTTTGTTCTGCGGCATTCTAACGGTTTTTGCATTTTTGCTCAACGCCTCTAAAATACATTGTCTAATCCAGCTTACTGCATAAGAAATAAATTTAAAACCTCTTGTTTCATCAAATCTTTGTGCTGCTTTAATTAAACCCATATTTCCTTCTGCAATTAATTCTTCTAATGGAAGGCCTCTGTTTTGATATTGTTTAGCAACAGAAATTACAAACCTTAAATTTGATGTAACTAGCTCATTTTCAGCAATTTTATCGCCTTTTTTAATTCTTTGTGCTAGTTCAATTTCTTTAGCAGGATCAATCATTGGAATTGATTGAATTTCATTGAAATACTTTTCAGAAATAAATGACCTTTCTGTAATTGTAGCAGTAATTTTTAGTTGTCTCATTTTAATCTATCTTATCAGGTTAATTAAAACGAAATTATAAAAAAAAAGTTACATCCAATTATTTTTTATAATTATTTTTATTTTTTAGATTTAATTTCGTCCAAACGATCTCTAATTTTTGCACAAAATTCATATTGTTCTTTTTCCTCAGCACTTAATTTAAGTGCCTCTAAAAACTCTATGTTATTGATATTCTGTATGTTTTTTTCAGAAAGTCCATCATAAAAAGTGAAACCAGAGCTTTTAAAGTAACTATAATCAGTATTAAAATTATCAATTATTAGAAAAGGTGGGGGGGTAATGTTTTCCAAAATGTTATTGATGTATTTATCTTGTTCTTCAGTATTTAATTTAGAAAATTTTTCAAATTCTTCTTTTTCTTTTTTTAACTGATCTTGGGTCTTTTTATGAAATTCAGTACACAGATCATCAATTTCTTTTGGTAAATTTTTATAATCAAGTTTAATTAAAATAAGATTATTTCTGTTTTTAAAATCTAAATCTCTAATATGATTTACGCTTTTTTTGTTTGTACCAACTAGATAACATCCAACTACTTCATTTAATAAGCCTAATTTTTTAAAACAAGAAGGTTCATTAACTTTTTTTTCTTGAATGTATTTTTCAATTTTTTCCTTTTCTTCAATTAATTTATCTAAATCAATTGAATTATTTTTTTTTGAATTTTTATCAAAAATATTTTTAAAATTAAATTTTTTTTTAAAAATGTTTTCGTATTCTATAACAAAAAAATAATTTAACTTAGAAGCATCTTTTGTTCTCTTAATTGAATTGTGCTTATCAATATTTGTATCTTCTTTAAATTTATCAAAAATCGATAATACTTTTTTATATTGTGGTAATTGCATTACTCTTTTAAAAGTAATTTTTTTAATCAACTTCATAAAATAAAAAAATTTAAATTAACTATTCCATTCTAACTGACCGAAAAATTCTCTTATAGTATTAAAAGCTTCTTCATTGTCAATATTCAAAAATGCACTTTGTACTTGGCCAGTTTTTGGATTTATACCACTGAAAGTAAAAGACAAATATCTCATTGAAACATTTTTCTCTCTGAATTGAACTAAATCAATTTCAAGTTGACCATCATTCTGATTTCCTATACATAAGTAAGTTGATGGAGAATTATCATAATTATTAGAGTTTTCATTATTTAAATCATCACTCATAAATTTAGTATCTTTATCTATCATTTTTTTATTTTAAATTTAGTAAAATAAAAAAAGAAAGTAAATCAATATTCTGAATCAAAATCTTGGCCTTGATGCATAATTCCTATGCTAATTTTATGAGCCAGTTCTTTTATCTTAATTAATTTTTTCCTTGATCTTCTACCTGCTTTTCTATTTCTTGTTGGTCCAATAAATTTATAAATATCTTGTTCGGCTTGTTGAATCAAAAATTTTAATTTCTGAAAGTTTTCATCAATATGATGATCGTCATTGAAATCAGGTATCATAATAATTTTTTATTCAGAAGCATTATCGTTAGATTGATCTTTTATTTTATCTAAATAAGAATCAATACTCTTCATCATTTTTCTAGTTTGAATATCAAACTTTCTATTCTCAACAATTAATTTATTCTCAGCTAATGGAGCTGCTTCTGCGCCTGCTTCTACTCCACCTGCCTCTGCTCCACCTGCTTCAGTTCCACCTAATTCAGTTCCACCTAATTCTGGACCAGCAGTTTCACCACCTCCACCTAAGCCACCTAATACACTAGAACCTCCAAATCCACCTCCTCCACTTTCTTCTCCTCCACCTGCTTCAGATCCAGATTCTCCTCCGCCTGTACTTTCACCAGCATCAAAATCAGATTTTCTAAATTTCTCATCCAATTCTTTAAATATACCTGTATCCATATATTCATCATTTGCTCTTTCAATTTCAGAAAACATTTTCTTTTCAACTTTCTTTTGTCTAAGAATTTGTTTAATTTCTGATTTAGAAAAACCAAGAATATATTCCATTGCCCAAGAATAAGAAACAGGTGCAGTTGCATCTGCAGAAAATAATTCTTTGAAAACTTCCATTCTTGCTTTCCAAGTTTCTAATTTTAATAATTCTAACTGAGTAGATGGATTTGTTAATGTTAAAGTGAAATTATCTAAGTCATCTTCAAATCCTAAGAAATATAAATGAACGTTTGCTATCCTTCTTAATTCAAGAATTATTTGTTCTTGAATTCTATTAATAGTTCTTGCAAATCTTAAATCAACCTGAGAAAGTGTTGAACCTCCCGGCATTGATTCAGAATAGTTTAAATAAGTCTTAGGAACTTTTATTGCTGCAAATAATTTATTTTGTAAGTATTCTATATCTGCTATAGCATCTAAGTTGCTTGCTCCGGGTAAAGTTTCAATTTTTGAACTCTTATCTCCTCTTATTGGCAAGAAATAATCTTCTTCATAAGTGATAGGATTATATTTTAAATTTACTTGACCACTATTCGGATCAACTACAGGAGATTTCTTTACATTCTTTTTAACCTGTTCAATTAATTGAAAAACATCATTTGGATCAGTATTACCAACTTCAATATAAAAAATTCTTCTTTCTGGAGCTCTTGATAAACGGTAAACTAACATAGCATCTTCTGCTAATTGTAATTGTTTCCAAAGTTTTCTTGCTGGATCTAATAAACTTCTACCATATGGCAATCTCGATGCATCAAATAACAAGCAAAAGTGTGCAACTTGCCATTCTTCAAAAAACATATTATTAATATCCCATTTATATCTTGTTGATTTTGGATTACCATCATAACCAACTTCTTTGTGAAGTTCTCCTACTGGTAAAATCATACAATCATAAATACCTTCATCTTGATCAATTTCTAATTTCAAGAAACAGTCACCGTATTTACACAATTCTCTTGTCCAAAAACCTAAGTTAAATTCCGCATTTAAAGTGTTGTAAAACAACTCTTGAAGTATTTTTTTAATTCTTAAATTATCAGAATATATCGTAATTACATGACCTCTTTCATTTCTAGTACAAACTTCATCTGAAATAATATCTAAAGCTGCAGCAATTTCCGGAGATAAATCCATTGAACGGAAATCGTTATAAGCTGTAATTCTATCAGAATCGTAAAATAATGTTCTAGAATATAAATCTTGAGCAATTTTTACAGATTGTATATCAAGATATTGTTGTTGTTTCTGCTGAATAAAATTAATATCAGAAGATTGAGTGGGTGGCGTACCCATTAAAACATCTTTAGATTGCTCAGCGGATTTTGCAGGATCTTTACGGCCTCGTAAAGCTCTCATTACGCCATAAAATACACTTTTTGGTTGAAATTCGTTTGCCATATTAGTAAATATCTCCTAAATTAATTAATTTGACTGATAAAACATATAATAATTATTGTTTAGCTAGAGATTAGCCAACTAATATCATTATCATCGTCTGCTTTTGTATTTCTACTAGTTAAAATAACCCCTTCTGTAGATTTTGCATCTAAGTTTATTTTTTCTCCTATGCCAGTTTTCTGATTAGAAATAGACCCAATCATTGCTTTGTATAAATCTCTACTTGCAAAATTTTTGAAATATTCTGTATCTCTAACAAAAAGTAAAACCCCTAAAGCAAAAATCAAATCATCATTAAATCCATCAGAGTGTTCTGGTTTATTTCCGTTATAAATAAAAGTATCAAATTCTTCTAATAACCTTACTGAGTTAATTTTTATTTTACCCTCTCTCATATAAGAATTTAAACTGCTTATAATTAAAGGTCTTGTTACTTGAGTAGTTTGAATACCCGGAATATCATCGTTTTCTTTTATCCTAACTTTAGCTGATGGGTTTATAATATCTTTAATTGATTTTGAATGATAAATTCTATCTTCAGGATATTTTAAAGCGTTTTTAATATTTAAAGTTGTTGCTAAACCAAAACTGTTACACTCAATTACTAAATAAGCATTATTGTAATCTCTACCAACTCTATCTATTAAACTACCAAAAACATCTGGTGGAATTTTACCTTGATATTCTGCTACCTGTTCACAAGTATCAGCATCAAAAACTTCTAAGGTTGAAAAGTCTTTTGAGTCGCCTCTAGCGACATCCCCACCTATGATATAATTCTTTCCATGCTCTGGTTTTTTCCAAACCCAGAAATTTGTTTTTGTGTTTATAAATCTTTCTTCCGTTCTTGTATAATCATAGAAAAATTCAGGCTTTTCATTAATAATAGATCTTTTATATTTTTCTATAATTCCACTTTCTATAACTAATTGTCTTGAACCTTCAAAAGATAAATCTAACTCTTGAGCAATTTTTACTCTATCATATTGTAAACGTTCACATTCTTTTTCGTACCATGGACTGGTAAAATATTTTTGACCATAATCATTAATTTTTTCCTCCATCTCTTTACAATATACAGGATGTTGAGTCCAATGTATTTCGAAAGGAGAAAAATCATTCTCACCTTTTTTGGTTCCAACCCAAGTTCTATGGTATAGGTTACCCGTTCCTTGGGGTGTGCTAATCATGATACATTTACCCTGTGTTGCAGATAATGCAAGACCAGCTGCCATCCAAATATCTTCTGCATTCTCAATGAAAGCGGTCTCATCCAATATTAACATTGTTAATGATTCTCCACGACCTGCGTTTTTAGAACTTGCTACTGCTTTGACCCATGATATTTTACCTTCTGGATTTTTAATGGAAAAGAATTTTTCATTATCCTTTTCTGCTTGAGTATCCGGATCAAATAAAAATTTTGGTAAAAATTGAAAATATTGTTTTACTGTTCCTAAAAATCGTACAGCACCAGCACCATCGTTGGCCACGATTAATATTCTCTGATCCATTTTAAAAAGTAACATCCAAACAACAAATCCTGCTGTAATTACAGAAAGTCCAGTATTATGAACTAAAAGACCATCAATAAAGTAGTTTTCATTTTTAGTTACGGAAATATCATAACAATTAATTTTTCCTACTCTTTCTATTTTTCTAACTTTTGATTGATCTTTTACATCATGTTTTCTTGAATTTGCAATTAAAATATGTTCTGAATTTATTTTTTTATAAATTCCTATGTCATTAATAAATTTTATTATACTTTTTGAGTGAGTTATTCTCAATTTGAAAAAACGATTTTTTTGAAGTTTCATATTTTTAACTTCATAAATATTGCATTTAATATCAAATTTTTTTAATAAAAATTTTACTTGTTCTAAAAATTTCTTACTTGGGGAAGCTATTCCTATTTCTAATCTTTTATTTGTTTTTTTCTTTAAAATACTTATCCACCCATCTCCTGCAAACATTCTATTTAATAAAATTGATAATGAATCTTTATTCCAATAAAAAACTTCTTCAGGTAATATTTTATTCTCTGTTTTTTTTCCAGCTATTTTTTTATTTTCACACCATTCCATGATTGGGCTTTTGGTGTTAACCCCATGTTTTTGATGGGGTAAATAATCGAACCCTTTTAGTTTTGGTGTTTTTCTTAAACTTAATTCTGGAAAAATATAATTTACTGATTCTTCAAATTCATTTAGATAATCAATATTGTTGTTCGTAAATTTTACTTGTTTGATTGTACTTCCATCCGTTATGAGATAAGCTAACAATTTTATTTCATTTATATCAGCTTCAATTTCCCCAAATTGAAATTTTTGATCTAAAATTTCATCGTCAATTTCTAAATCTTTTGCTGATACCCATTTATTTTTATTTTTTATGAAGAAAGGGTGATTTTCACCAATAACAATATTTCTTGAATCTTTTAATTTTATTTTGACACAATCTATTTCTCCACAATCCCAGTGATCATAAACTGTATCTAATTCGTATTTATTTTTTTCAAAATTATAGGAATAAATTATATCTCCTTTATTAATTTCTTTTATCAATTTAGGTCCATCTGGTGTACTTATAAAAGTATCTTCTGGTAAACATTGTCTTGATTTTAGAATAATATTATTCTGATATTTTACAAAGTTTCTAATTGCATTTTCTTGATACTCAAAACAAGATAATTTATCTACTCTGCTTTTTCTAATATCATAAACATATCCATAGTTATTTAAAAAATAAATTGGATCTTTTGCACACTTAATATATTCTTGTATTTCTTGGGGTGTCATTAAAGATAAATATACTTATTATTAAAAATAAGAATATACTAATAATTTTGAATATTAGAGCCCTACATAGATTACAGGTTGAGTAGCATCAGTAATAACACTATAAACTTCTGAAACATAAGAAACATTTGTTGTTTCATTTTTTAAATAAAACTGATGAAACCCTATTGTATTTGATGACCAACTTACTTCATAAGTTCCTGTTGGCCCATTACTCAAATTAATATTTGGAGTAACGGTGTTTGTTTTTTGGCCGTCTATAAAAAAAGCTAAATCAAATGTAACTCCTGTTACAGGATTATTGTTCACATCAAAAGATTGAACTATTTCATATACTGTTTGTCCTAATGATACGTTTGGCATTTTTAATAAATATTACTTTAATTTTAAACTTTATATATTTGATATGAGAATTTTAAATTGGCATAAGTTCTATCTGCTGGTAAAATACTGAAAACTAAATAAGAGTCGCACTTAACTAATCCGGTACCAACCTCAAATTCAACAGAAAAACAAGTTACGTCATTAGCACTTGCAGTATATGGAATATAAGACCCTCTACCATCAACTAAATTAAGTGTTGCTGGATCACTACAATTAAAATATTGTAAAGCAAACCAAAAAACGTCATTTGCTACTATATCATCGGAATGCAAAACTCCACATACAATTATTTTTTCACTAATTCCAATATCAAATGAAATAGGAATCCCGCAATTAACATATGCTACATTCCATGCACCCGATATATTCCAAGGCTCTCCATTCCAGCCTGCTCGATCATTTCCATAATAAAAAGTACTTTGTACGGCAGTCTCAATATAAGAAGAATTGTTTGCAATTAAACCTCCTCCATTAACACCGGAAGTACCAGAAGAACCTGCACTACCAGAAGTACCATTGATGCCAGAAGTACCTCTACTTCCTGAACTACCTGATGTACCAGCAGCACCTGAACTACCACTAGAACCTGCACTACCACTAGATCCTGCACTACCTGAGCTACCGCTAGATCCTGCACTACCAGATGATCCTGCACTACCTGAACTTCCAGAAGAACCTGAAGAACCAGCTGTTCCGTTAGCACCTGATGAACCAGATGACCCTGCACTACCACTTGTCCCACTTCCTCCACCTCCGCCTGTTGTTCCAGTAGAATAAACATAACCATTTGCATCTACTGTTAGGAATCTTGTTCCTCCGTTAGGAGTATTCTCTATTTTTAAATAAGGAACAAACACATGATCATTATCATTTCCGGTTGAAGATAATGATACTGCATTGAGAGTATTTGAAACTCCTCCTAATATTACACCTCTTGTTACATCAAAAATAGAACTGGCATTACTTCCAATTATTAAAGAGTTAGTTGAACCTGTTATTGTTGAAGATGTAGATGAAACAATTGTAGATTTGGTTGAAGAGGATATTACACTAAAATTTGATTGTAAAATAGTTGAATTTGTACCCGAATAAACTTTATTATTATAACCAGACACAAGATTATAAGAACCTTTTTTCAAGTAGTTGGAAACTCCATTAATTATCGTTGAAAAAGTGGCCCCATTATTAGCAGGTTGTAAAGCTTGATATATTGTATTGTTCGCACCTTGAAGAATTATGTTAGTATTCCCTCCAGCTTTATTATTAGATCCATTTAAAATACTTGTGAATCTTCCTTGTCTTATTGCATTTCCAGAACCAGTTCCAATAAAATTATATCTCCTATTAAATCCAGAACCGTAAAAATCGTCCATTACAATACTGTTGCTATTACCATTGATAATTGTTGCAAATGTGACACCACATAAAATATGTGATTGTCCACCACCCACTAAAAATCTATAAGAACTATAGGCTTTTGTTCCAGTTCCGTTAATTATCGTTGAAAGGGCACATACATCAGGAAAAGGATTACCAGCCCCTCTTATAGAATAACTAACGCCAGATATAATATTATTGTTTCCATTTAATATTGAAATCATTCCAAAATTTGAACCAGCACCTCCTAAAGTTTCTCCAGTATTGAAAGCAATTCTATTATTATAACCATTGCCAATTGTACTATATTGTACTAAACTCTGATTTATTCTACCTCCTATTATTGAAGAAAATCTAGTTTGAGCAGTATTGCTGTCACCGTTTAAAATAGTTTCTTTTCCAGATATTGTACTTCTTTTTATCCTATTGCTTTCTCCGTTTCCTATTAAAGAATATTCAACTGAATAAGTTATATTTGATCTTCCGGCACCAATAAAACTTCTTGATCCCCCTGAAATTAAATTAAAATCTCCGTTACCAATAAAGTTATAAATATTGGTTGCTAATGTGCCTCCTGATATTATATTATTTCTTCCGTTTCCTATGAAATTGGTGTTGCCAGAAACATAATTATTTCTTCCATTTCCTATAAAAGAATAAATACCAGTTACCTCGTTATATTCACCACCTAAAATGGTTGAATAATTACTATTTGTTAAGTTGCTTTTTCCATTTAAAATAGTTGAAAACTTTCCAAAAGTTGAATTTCCAGAACCGTTTAAAATTGTCGCATAATTATTTGTTCCGGCTGTGTTAAAATCGCCATTTCCAATAAATGCACGTCTAGAACCAGTGATTAAATTAAAATTACCAGCAGCTATTAAACTTGTAACTGAGGTATTTCTTATAATGTTACCGGTACCGTTTCCAATGGCTGCTCCATCGCTAGTACTTAAAATTGAATTTGAAACTCCATTTAATATGCTTCCGAATATAGTAGAACTTATTGTATTCGCTGAGCCCGCTAACATTACAGAGTAATTACCGGTACTTAATGTATTTTTAAATCCATTGACTATTGAAGAAAAATTAGATGAACTTACGGTGTTTCCTGAACCGGCACCAATAAAAGAATAAGGTGAACTTGAATTAATCGTGTTTGTTTTACCACCGATTATTGTGGAATATTGAGAAAGGCCTGAATTTGACTTGCCAGCAACTAAAACAAAATTTGCGGATGCTTGATTATCTCCTTTTTGTAACTGAGCGGCCATTGTAGCAGTAGTATAAGCACCAGTGCTTGTTCTACCACTTTCCCAAATTGTATGTCTTATTGTAAATGGATCACTTAAGGTATTTCCAGAAATTATTTGTGTAGCAGTTCCTGCAGAAATATTAGGTGCGGTCACACCTGTGACAGCAATTGTGATATAATTATTGTTTGTTGCTCTTGTAACTGATATATTATTTCCACCAGATAAACTCCTCAGATAAACAGTTCCTAAGTTTTGATTACTGTAAATATTTCCAGCTGGAGAACCTGCATTACCTAAATTATTAAAAACTTGTGTGTATGCAATTCCTAAAGTTATACCCGTTTTATATACGTAACCATTATTATCAATTGTTAAAAATTGGAATGGTGTTGTTGGACCTTGATATATATTAGCTATTCTTAAATAAGGAACTGCAGTTGTATATGCAGATAATCCTATTGTAATATTTTTACCACCAGTTATTGTAGAATAACTTTTATAAATTTTATTACTTGCACCTCCTAAAACAGTTGAATGAGTTGAATAAACTTTATTATCGGATCCTTGTACTATAGTTGAATAGGTTCCTCCACTAACGAAATTTTGTCTACCATTTACAATTAAAGAATAATGTGAATTTCTAATTTTATTTTTATAACCAGAAACTAAAGTTGAATATGAAGAAGCACTAATTATATTATATGAACCACCTACAATTGAAGATTTTTGACTAAAATATGATTTATTTTGTATACCATTTAATATTGAAGAATATGGTGATCCACTAATTGTATTATAAGATCCATTTCCAATTGTAGAATTTGGACTAACATTTGATATTTGATTATTTATACCATTTATTGTTGTTGAATATGGCGAACCACTAATTCCATTATAATGTCCATTTCCAATTATAGAGTATCTAGAAGAATTAATATTACCTTTATAACCATTTAATATTACTGAATATGGAGATCCAGTTATATTATTTTGATACCCAGTACCAATTAAAGAGTTTCTAGAAAATAGAATACCCATTTTAGGACCATTCAATATTATTGAATAGTTTGATCCACTAATAATGTTTTTATAACCATTTGTTATCGTAGAATGCAAAGAAGTAATTGCAGAATTTGCTCTGCCATTACCTATCAAAGAAAAACTCGAATAATTATTCTGATTATTTTGTCCTCCTAAAATTCCAGAATAATTACTTTGATTATTAATTGTATTACCACTTCCTGCAACTATTGACCAATTAGAATTAGATGTATTTTGACCATTTTGTAATTGAATCGGCATCAAATAAGAAGAATAACTTCCTCCAGCACTTGTTCTTCCACTTTCCCATAAAGTATGTCTTATGGTAACTTTAGTTCCAGCACTTATTAACTCTATTGCTGTTCCAGCTGACAAGTTATTAATACTTCCACCACCAGTAGATCCTGTTGCAGTGTTAACATAATATCTCAAAGAACGTAGATTTACTACATCCTTATCATGAATTGGATCTGATGCGTTTACGCCTCTCCTACCAAAAAAATTTACACCTTCTGGACCTAAAAGTTCTACCATTTAATTTAAATACTATATCTCAAAATAAATAGTATTTAAAATAAAACGATATTGAAAATAATCAATAAAAATTATCTAAATAAGATTTGGACGATTCCAAAATCACCATCAAATTCTTTTGTGGTTTTAAGAACGTGATATTTTGTCCCATTTATTGCTCTTCCATCAGAACCAACATCAATTTTTTGTGATGTAATTTTTTCTGAAGTTCTAACATATAATTTACCCAATAATCCTATTGGAGCCCATTCTTTTCTTTCTGATCTTGGAATATATTCTTGATTTGGATTATAATTTTCATTAAAAACATTAATTTTTAAAACATGTATTAAGTTTTTAAGATTTATATCATTAATTGAAATATTTTCAGCTATAGTTCCTTTTATATTTGTAGCACTAGGATGTTCTGTATAAATCTTATTGTCAGGACCTAAATGATAAATTTGATTGTTTTCTGATTTTTCACTATTCAACAAAGTAAATCCTGAATAATTTTGATACATTTCTCTTCCCCATATATCTCTTTTATGCAATTGATTCCAAAATTCTTCAGCTCCATCACCAATAATACATGGAGTAGCAGATACAATACCAACAATATTAGAATTGTCTATTTTAATTTTATCTTTATTTAAACTTACAAAAAAACCAGTTCTATCCTGATTGTTTGGGTTTTGATCTTCCCATTCAAAATATTCTGCATAATCGGCTGTTCCATTCTGAGTTAATGCTCCATTCATGGTCGCAGCACCAGTTGAATCTATTCTAAATCTATTGTTTGTAACAGCTGGTGTTGTAGTGGTACCGCCATTTGCAAATACAAAACTATTAGCTCCTCTGGTTCTACCACCTGTTCCTAAAACAACTGATCCAGTATGATCAACAAAATTGCCTGATCCACCTAAAAGTGTTGAATAAGGTGCTGTAATTTTATTGTTTCTTCCACCTCCCATAAAGGAAAAATTTGCATTAGTCATGTAATTTGATTTACCCCAAACTATAGCCGAATAATTACCTGCATATATACCATTACTAGACCCTCCTATTAATGAGCATTCAGGCCCACCATATGGTTCTGCATTTGTATAAGAGTTTTTTCCACCAAGATGAGTAGAATAAGGTCTACCTACATAATTATTTTTGCCATTCAAAACAATACTATAATCACCAAAAGCTCTATTTTGACTTCCATTTACAACTGTTCCAAAAGCATTATAAACTTTATTTTTAAAACCACCAACTATTGTAGCAAAATTAAATCCACCAAAAGTATTTCCAGAGCCACCCAAAATTGAGCTATAAGATCCAGAACCAATTGTATTTCTTTTTCCAGTTACAAATGAATAACTTCCTCCATTAGTATTATTTCCACCAACTGTTAATACAGAATATGCTCCAGTACCAGCTGATAAAAGATTACTATTATTTATGAAAAAATCATTGATTTTTATCCTTCCTTGGTTTAAGGTATCTGTAGATAATATTAGTTGATATGCCATTTTTAATAACTTTTAATAATAAATAGTAAACATTATAAATAAACTATAAAAAAGTTTCGTTTGATAAGCTATCAAAAGTATTATTATTACCCCATTCAATATAAAAAATTAAATCTAAATTCGTATTAGAATTGATTGTAATATAGGTATTAATTGTAATATATGCATTATATTGTGGACTCGGAGCAGTAGCAACTAATTTATAGTATCCTCCATTAACATTCCCAAAATCAAACAAACCTTCTATTGAAGAAACTTGTGCATATTCAATTCCGGTTACCATATCATTATAATTACCAACTTTGTTCGATGTTCTTTGAGAAGAGCTCGCAATGTCAATAGCTAAATCAACCTGTGTATTGTTGTATACTTGGTATAATGTTATACTAGCACCTTCAATACCTCTTGAAGCTGTTGTAAAACCAAAAGATGAATTTGTTAAGCCAGTATTTGGACTTTCTCCAACTACATATAACCCTAAAGAAGACCAAGTTGCAGAAGAATAAAGTGCATTTCTCCAATCTTGAGTATATAAAGTTCCATTATAGTGTACAGTTACATCATATATTGTACTTGTGTTTGCTGATGTTGAAGCTGAAATTGTGTTTGCTACCATAACACCGTTTGTAGTAGTCGCAAAATTATATGTAATTGCACCTACTGTATTTGGTGATACGATTGTCATTCCTGAAATTTGGTATTGACCAGAATAATCATAATCAACATAATTTCTCCAAGTATGACCCGAAAGCCTAAAATCACCTGTAGCTATTATACTAGCTTCAACAGAATCAGACCAAGTTGTAATATTTTGTTTAGTATTAAAAATATTAATAATTTCTTTTGTATTTCCTATTCTATAGATAAATGAATCATTGGCTCTTAAAGGTGTTGAAAAAGTTCTTACAAATTCAGCATCTCCAACTTGTTTGTTTATAATATAATTATAAATATCTGAACCAGAAAACGGTGTATCTTGTGTATCATAATTGACTTGTAGTTGATAATAATCTCCATCATCAACGTTAGAAAAATTAAAAACTGGACTTAAATTTGTTGTGGTTCCTTGTACTGCTATTGCAGAATTACCACCAGAAACATTTAGATTAGCTTTTTTAGGAGGAACAAAATATGTAAAAAAGGCACCATTTATTACAGATCCAGAAAATGGCGTATTTCCCGTTATTGTAGCAGGTCCAATTCCAGATTTGTATGTGGTAGTAGCAGAAGGTTCCAAAAATAATCTAGTTGGAGTATTGTTATTATTGGTATCTAAATAATAGCAATCTCCTAATGTCATATCATTCGGTTCTTCAAATGAAAATACCGTATCTATTATATATTGATCTTTATCTGAAAATACATATTTCGTAAAATTACCTATATCTTTATATTGTGTTGGAAAACTATATGTATAAGCACTATTTATGATGGTAATTCCCGAAGTATTTTCTTGTATTTCTATTAATGGAGTAGTTAAATAACTATCAACATTAGCAGTTGAAGTGTTTGGATTTGATACATAATCAGTATAAGCAGAAAATGGTAATCTATATAATTCATGTATAATTAATGTTGATCCGGTATTTGTTAGTAAAGAATTTATAGAATCTCCTGAAAAATATATAGTATATTCTTTACCATTATTTATATCATAACTTATAGAATTATAATCTACTCCATAATAATTTAAACTAGCACCTTGTATTCTATAGTATGCAGGATAATCATATGAAAAAAAATTACCTAAAGATATTTTATTAAAATATCCTAAGGTATTTTGTGTTAAAACTTGTGAAGATGTATCGTTATCTCCAGTTGTTTGTGATATTATATAATTTTCTAATGACATTTTTTAATTAATTAATTAATCTATAGGTGGTACTGCTGGTTGTGGTCCATAGGTTCCACCACCGCTAGTATTTCCTGTATAAGGTTGAGGTGTAGGCGGAGGAGTTCCAATTGGTGTTCCAGAAAGCGGAAATAGTATAGTTGTTCCTATAAATCCAACTTTTTGTTGTGTTTGTGTTAAAGCACTTAAAATATTCGCACTAACATTTACTGTATTTATAACAGGTTGAAAGAGCTTTACTACTTGTGCTTGAGTTTTTACAGTGCTAAAATTTAAATTTGTGATATCATTTACATTTGAATTTACTACTATGCCATTTATATTGCTTTTGAATATGTTATTTACTTTGGAAGTAACTACAACACCATCAATTTGATTATAAAATTGATCTGGTAATTTTGTTTGAAATTCAGAACCATCATTTATTCCTTTTGGGTAAATAAATTTTTGTCTATTGAAAACTGTATTTCTATAAATTACTGAAATTCCTTCAAATATTGTTGTAGCTGGAATAATTTGCTCAATATAAGTAAAAACTTTAGATTCAATTAGTTTTAAAAAGTTTTCTAATTTTCTAAAAGTTATCATGTTTGAAATTTCACCATTTACATTCCAATAATAATAAGTCAAATAAATTTTTCTTAAATTAGGGTAAAAGTAATTGTGGTGAGGTTCAAAAGATGTTTTTCTTGTTTTAACATCAATATTATTATTATAAACAAAATTTAACCATTCAGACATTGTCCAACCACTTATTTCTGGGGGTGCAACTAAATTTACATCTGATAATTTATAATCTGATGGTAAATTAACTGTTGTATTTCCTGTATAAAAAAATCCTATTTTATACCAATCAAAAACATCACATTCTATTGCTGATGCTGGATCTAAACCAACAGTTATTTCTTTTGAATTAATTATATTTTCAGTTCCACTATAAGTAGGATCTCCAGTATAAATTTTTACATTATCAACAGTTCTAATTGGATCAAATTCTGGTCTCCATTGATTTATGTAATAATCACCGTTACCTCTTCCCGGACCGCCTTCTTGAAAAGCAAATTTACTCTCATTATAATTAATATATCCATTTTCATTAACAACAGTTGTTGGTTCAGGTGTGAAAAAGGCAGTTGAAGTACCTACAGTTTGATCACCTAATCTTGAAAGAACTGTACTTGCATTTTTTTCAATTTTATAAACAAATTCATTGAAATTTACTAAACAATCTGGTGCCCCAATTAATTTAAAAATAAAAGTTATTGCTTCTCTAGTTCCTTTTCTTTTGTATAACCAATTAATGTTGGTTAACATTCTTCTCCATAATTCTAAATTATAATCCTCTAAAGTCTTGTTGTTTCCATCTTCTTGGCCCAAATATTCAAAAAAATCAGTGTCTGTAAAATTAATAGGTTGTTTCCAGCCTAATAATTCTGTTAATCTTCCTAAAAATTTATTTGAAATAGTTTCTGATTCCGTATAATCATATGAATGAGAATATGCTAAATTATCAATATATTCTTTTATTTTATCAAATTCTTCAGCGTATGTTTGTATTAATTTATTATAAATTTGACCATCGGTATCAAGTTCTAAATAGTTTTCTGGGACTATTGCTCTAACCATCCAATTAGTTTTTATTTGATCAGTTAGTGTTGCATATTTTAATAATTCATCAGTGAAATTATCAAAATTAGTTCCATAAGAATCTGGGGCAAAACCATCTATTGATCTTGGCCAAGGTATCGATTTTTCAAAAAATTGATCATTATCTGGATTTGGAACAAGCCATTTACCACCTTCTGTTAATTGATACTCTAAATTATTTAAACTTCTTTTATATTCAAAATAACGTTTTTTTGAAGGTCTTATATATATAGCATCAGTAGTATTGGCTGTAAAAATACCAGATATTCTAAAGTTTAAATGATAATAATCTGAATAAGCACTATAATTATAAGATAAAATTGGATAAGCTGGAGTTGTATTTAAAGTTGTAGAACTTAATTGAATTTCAAATTGATTAAAATTATCAAAAACAGTTAAAGTATTAGAGCTCAATGCATTATAACTATTTCCTGAAGTAAAAATTATATTTCCTTGATTAGTAAATGCAGAGCTTATTAATGTAATTTCAGTATAACTTAGTTGAGTGCTTGAAAGTGTAATAAAATTTGTTTCTCCAACATTTGAATCATAAGCTAATATAGCATACGGATATCCTTCAATTGTTTTATTAATAGAATTTGCTAATCTTGTATAGAAAGAGCCAAAAAATGAATAAGAATTTGGATCAGTTAAATCAGGGTTCAAATCATTTTCAGTGAGGCCTAATGCTTTATTTACATTAAAATCAGAGGAAGTAAGAGATGTAAGGTTTTGTAGTCTATCAAAACTTAAATTTTTAATACCTGTTGAAAGTGTATTTGTTAAGCTTCTTTCAATTCTAAAGTCACCAAAAGTAAAAATTGATTCGGTATTAGTGTTTTGATATAGTTTATCCTGCCCCGGAATACTTAGGGTTGATAATGTATTATTGGTAAAAAGAGGATCCGGATCAAAAAACATGTTTAGCTAAAATAATTTGTTTTAATTTAAAATAAATAGAGATTCAAATTTTTTACTATCTTTTGTTTTAAGATTTTTTATTTTTTTTTTTCTAATTCTATTTACTTTAAGTATATAAAAAATATCTTTAAAAATAAAAAATGCCATTTTTACCACCAGAATCAAATACATATATAAATGTTAAATTGACAGATGCAGGTCGAAGAATGCTTTCTTTGGGTCAATTGCAGTTTTCTAAAGCTGTTGTTTCTGATAGAGAAATAGATTATGATATTGACAGAAAAGATTTAAATGGATTAAGTCTTTATAATATTAGTAACAATAGAGTTTTATCACCAGTTGGGGATTATCCAAATGTTGATCCTATAAATTTTGATGGAACACAACCAGTTCAATTAACTAATCAAATCATTCAATCAGTAAAACAGTTTGCTACAGCTCAAACGGCAACTTTTGGATTACTTTCTGGATATTCTAATGCTTGGCAAATTCTATATCAACCATCAAATTATGGTTTAGGTTATGCTAATGTTGTTTATGGATCACAAACATTTGGAAGTAACGAAATAACGTTTAGCAGCGTAAGTGCTGGTTATACTCCAGCAGTAAACGATTTAGTTTATATTACTTGGGTTCCGGGGCAGTATGCTACTAATTTTCCGGTAACTACTAGTACTGGTCTTTTAGTGTCAGGAGCTCCATTTAATGGTATGTGGTATAAACTTACTTCTGGCATAACATCAACTAAATTTATATTAGACAGATCAATTCCAAATATAACTGGAACAGGTACTGTTGGTGCTTATTTTTATCCAAATGATGCTATAGAAACATATTTTGGTTCAGGATCTACGCAACAAACTAAGTTTTGGAATATGAATATTGTAAGACCTTATGATGTTGCCGGAACTGATTTAACTGTTCAAGGTGTTTCTGGATATTCAAGTTATGGTTCAATTGAATATGCTGGAACAAAGCATTATTTAGGTTTTGATGAAAGTTATCCTGCTGTAGGAATAATTCATTATACGAATAAATTCAGTGGGGAAACTTATGGAGAACAATTTATAGAAAAATCTGTTATTTTAAATATGCCAACAATTTTATGGCATAACTATCCAGCCAATAATGGCGAAGCAACACAATATGGTTTAACTTTATATGATCAATACGGTACTACACAATATGATTCAGTTTCTAAAACCACTTATAGAGATTTAAGAGACGGAATTCAATCTACAAATAAAGTTATTGGAAGAGTTTATCATAAACTTCAATTATTTGTTATTACCGATCAAGATTTATTAATGACTATGACCTATAAAGGCAATAGATCATATACCTTACCAGAACCAATAGTTAATTTAGTATCAAACCCTAAAGCACCATTAACAACTAATCAAGTAACTGGTTTATGTGAATCTGGAAAAACTTATTTTGTTACTTATTTGGTTGAACCTAATATTGGTGGAACTTATAGTTTTGGATATACCAATCCTATTTTTTGTGGATATATTAAACAAATTGATGGACAAGTTGATATTAATGGAAATCCTCAATTTTTATCAATTCAATTCCCAACTAACAGTTTTCCTTATATGAGGAACGATGCAGCAATAGCTAATACAGGAACTGGTTGGAATGCACAAAGGGTTAAAATATTAGTTAATGAACAAGAGAAATCATATGATTACATGGCAGGTAATGTTCCTGCTACTGATTGGGTTGTAATGTCTGGTCAGGGTATATTTGATTGTACAACTGCAACTCCAGCGACAAATACTATAGATCCTGTAGCTTTGAATTCATATCAATTTATAATGTCTAGAGAAGATTATACATCAGGATCAACAGATGGAAATTATGTAATGTGGTCTGGACATACATCTAATGGAAATTATTTAAATTTTGGTGATGAGGCTTTTTTCTTTGGAACAGTAGATGCTCAAGTTTTTACAACTACTTATAAAACAATAATAACAGTAGTTGCCACAAATTATGAATATAACTCATCAACGAATGATACATTTAATTCATTAAATGATGATTATACTTATATAACAGAAGTAGCAATTCTAGATGAACAAAATAATACTGTGGCTGTTGGAAAACCAACTTATCCACTCAAAAAAGCTAATTCTAGATATTTAGCTTTTCAACTTATAATAGATTTTTAAAAATAAAAAAATGGGACTTATACAAAGTGCAACAACAGTTTATGCTAGGGCATATTTAACCGAACTAGGAAGACAGTATCTTTTTGATAGTTTGTCTAAACCTAGATATATTCAATTATCAAATGGTCAAACAGTTGATAGATTAAAAATTGCTAGATTTTCTTTAGGTGATCCGGATGTAAATTATAATATAACAGATCCTTTAACTTCTGGACAAATTCCAGATTTATCTGGTGAAAACGAAAACGCTGTTACAGGAGCTAAGGGAAGAACTTTAGATAATTTAATTAGCCCGGGAACTTCAAATATTCCAGCTGAAACTATAGATAGTGTTGAATATAAAACAACAACAACAAGTATTAATTTTAATACTTCAACAGCACCTTCGGCATTTCCGGTTGTTATAACACAACAATTACAAACTTTTGTTGATGGTTCATTGGTCAATGATGGTGTTTATATTGTTTCCCCAACTAGTTATGGTCCAAATGTTTTAAATAATAATGAATTAATTATTACATTAAAACGACCAACTACTACGAGTCCGGGATATAGATTAAGGATTTTTTATCCAACAACTGGTTCTAATTACAATAAAGTAACTTTTCAATTTGAAAAGGCAAATCAAGTTCAAGGAGTACCTACAACATCTGTTGTTACTGGTATAAACCCATTAAATCCAAATGCAGGCGAAGGTAGAGGTATTGTGAACTTAGATACTGCAACTAATAATAATGCAGGTTAATTAAAAATAATAAAATAAAAAAATATAAAATGGGAAGAGCTATAGTAAATAAATCATTATCATCAAGATTAACTCAGACAAACTTTTCTGAGTCAAATACCTCATTAACCTTAGGTCCGCCAACTAGTAATGCAACAAATCAAGGCGAGGCAGTATTGCCATCGGCTAATGAAGCTGTTTCTGTAAATCAGTGGGTTGCAATGACTCAAGCAGATCAAGGTTTATTGGATGCTATTTATGATTTTATTAACACAACCAAAGAAGGTGTTTCGGTGATACCAAATAATTTAACGGGAAGAACAAAAAAATTGTTCTTTAATTTTTACGGAACGATGGGAAAAAGTGTGAAGCCCGGTGAAATTGGACAATTTGAGGTTAATTTCAGTTATCCTCCTGTATCATTCACAGACACTTCAACTCCATCAATAGCATAAAATAAAATTTAAAAAATAAAAAATAATAAAAAATGAGTATAATAGATCCTAGGTTTACAAAAGCAGTAAGTTCATCACTTACAGTACAGGCAGAAACTTTAGATGATAAAATAATATTTGGCAGTGATTTGTTGTTTACTGTTTGTAACAGATCTTCTATTGTAGATAATAAAGGTAATTATTTTGTATCATTTAATTTACCAACAGATTCAACTGAATTATCAACTGAATCAACTGTAGCAAAATATTTTCCAGAATTATATCAATTAAATAATGATAAAATTGTTTTTTGTTCTATTCCATCATCTCAATACTCAGAATATATTGATGGTAGGTCTATTACATTATTTGTCCCTACTGGAGGATCAAACCCTGCTTCTGTAACAGGTTTAAAAATTTATTCTTCTACTTATACATCTGATAAACCATTGAAATATGGTGAAACAAATCAACTATTAGGTGATAATGTATGTTTTTTATTTTCTGATTCAATTAATAAACCTTATACCGGATACACTGCTAATGAGATTGGAGTGAAAACAAGTATGTCAGGAAACACTACTTGGGAACCAGATCCAACAGATTATACAAAAAGACCATCAGCTGTTTCATATAGAGAAGTTTTAGGTGGTGGTGTTTCTTCTTTGTTGAATCAATATAATACCCCTAATGGTTTAAATACTGATACAAGAACTGGTAGTTATTCGATAACGCCTCCAACTAATTTTCCTGATGGAATTGCAGGATATAATTATGATGTTCCTGTTGGTTTTTGTTATTTGGATATGGGTATTTGTGTGATAACACATTCTGCAATTACAAATAATATTCTTTGGTCCTTAGGTACTTTAGCTAATGGTGGTACTTTATTAAATGATTCTGGTAGAACAGATGTTTATTTTGCAGGAACTCAATCTAATGGAGATCCAGCGGCATATTTAGAATATACTGATATAAACACTTCATTTAAAACAACAGCAGTTTGTTTAGCAATGCCAACAGAATTTTGGATTTCTAATAATTCAACTTGGGATAGAAATAGTGCATTAAATAACTTAAACTCTCAAACTGGTATTTTAACTATTGATCCAGTTTATGTAACCGAAGTAGGTCTATATAATCAATTAAATGAATTGGTGGCTGTTGCTAAAATGTCTGAATACGTTGAAAAAAATTATATTAATTTAATAACTTTCAATATTGATATAGATATGTAATTCTATTTGATATTGTAAATCATATAGAATCATACTATGATAGACCCTAGATTCACATCGCCTGTAAGTGGCTTTTTGTATATAAATGAAGAAAATGAAATACCAGTATCATTATCCGGTGCTAATATTTCTTTGACTTTATGTAATAGAACAGCAACTACAAGTAATTTAGGAAATTATTTTGTTTCATTAAATTTACCAGCTAAAGAATCTGATTTCCCAAAAAATTCTGGTTTGTCTTTTTTTTATCCAGAATTACAACAATTAAATGTTGATAAAATATTATTACTAAAAATACCCAATACAGCATATACTGAATATATTGATGCAAGGTCAATAAAATTAAATTTACCGGGATCTGGAAGTACTGCTAATTTTTATACTTTATTTTCTAGTACATATTCTGGTGTTTTTCCTGATAAGTATGGAGAAAGAAGTCCATTATTAGGAGATAATATAACTTATTTATTTTCTGATAGTGTCAATTTACCATATACTGGTTTAACTGTAAATGAATTGGGTATAATCACATCACATTCTGCTAATACTTCTTGGAACCCTATTTCAAGAAGATATGAACAAAGACCATCTGCTGTTTCTTATGGTGAAGCAAAGTTAAGTAATGATACTATTAATACTGATAGAAGAAGGAGAATGAACAAAGCTGTTTTTACTGATGGTCTCTATCCTGATTATCGTGGGATAGGATTAAGTTTTTATAGTATTATTAGTTTTCCCCCATCTTCTTTAATAGGTTATGTTGTAAAACCTGATCAAAATTATTTTAAAGCAGGAGATTATATAACAGTTGATTTATTTTTAAATACAACACCACCTTGTGTTGCAGGTACTGGTTATCCAGTTATTGTTTCAATTAGCTCTGATACTAGTACCAATAAATATTATCAGTATTCTCCAGATCCAAATTATGGTGGACCTTGGGATATAATTTATGCTACCACATGTAATCCGGGTGTTATTACAAATAAAAATCAACCCGGATATATATTTGAAAGTGGTGGAACATATTATAATTATGATATACCAGTTGGTTTTGCTGTTTTAGATAAAGGATTAATAGCTATTACCCATCCCGACATAGTTGATTCTATAGATTGGGATTCAGGTTATCTTCCAGATGGTTCTCCAAATACTTTGGCTGAGACAACCGATATTTATTTTACAGATACAAACACATCAATATATGGCGATACAGAAGCTGTTTGCCAATTAGATTTTTCAGCACTTGATACAGTATTTAAAATAAGAACAACTTGTAATACATTGATTGGGCAGTATTATGTATCAAATAATTCAACTTGGGATAATGCACTTGCATTAAATCCATTTTCTACTAATCAATCAGTATCAATTACGGAATTAGGATTATACAACGAATTAAACGAATTAGTAGCAGTGGGTAAGTTTTCAGAACCAGTATATAAAACTGCTTTTGATATTTTTACTTTTGAAGTTGATATTAATCTTTAATTTTTGTTTTAAGTTTTTAATTTAAAAATTATGATTTTAGCATTAGATATTTCCACTTCTGTAATAGGTGTAGCTTTATTTGGTTTAGAGAATGATAATTATAAATTGCATGAATTATCTTATAAAAAATTTAAACCTAAACATAATTTATTTGAAAAAATAGATGAATTTAAAGATTTTTTTAAGGAATATGAAGATATTATAATCACTGATATTAGCATAGAAGAACCTTTAAAAAAATTCAAAGGAAAATTTTCTAACGCAGACACTATTCAAAAATTAACTCAAATGAATGCTATGGTCAGTTTATTTCTTTATGAAAAAACTGGCATACAACCAACTTATTATAATGTTTCTTCAGCCAGAGGTATTGTTTTTCCTGAATTAAAAATGCCAAAGTCCCATCCCAATAAAAAATATCTTATTTGGGAAGCTGTTAATAAAGCTGAACCTAAAATTATATGGAAATATAGTAAAACTACTCACAAACTAATTGATGAGAATTTTGATATGGCCGATGCTTGGGTAGTTGGTATGGCCCATGTTTGTTCTAAAATAAATTCCAAAACTTTAGCATAAGTTCTAATTTTTTATTATTTTTGCTATAATGATGAGTGGCGAAAATAATATTGTAATAAGTTCTATCCTAAAAAGGATGCTAGGGGATCCTAAGGATGAGTATGAAAATATTGTCCAGTTTGAATTTAATTGCCCAAGCTCATATTGTCGTAATGATGTTGATAAGTTTAATTTAGGATATAATTCTGACCTTAACATTTTTCATTGTTGGAAATGTAAATATAAAGGTTTTGTTAAAAAATTAGCGGATGATTATGGTAATGAAGATGAAAAGGAAAAAATAAGATTAATATTTCCAAAAGCTTCAAAAAATTATACTCAAAACATACAGCAAAATAACAATATAAAGAAAGTTAGTTCAGAAGATGTAATTTGTGAGCTTCCTGAAGGATTTAAACCTCTTGTTGAAAAATCAAGTTCTCCGAATTATAGGAAAGCGATTAAATATTTGCAGAGTAGGAAAGTAGATTTTGATACTATAAAAAAATATAATATTGGTTATACTGAAGATGGTCCAAGGAAATTTAGAATTATAATTCCTTCTTATAATTTGGATGGTAAAATTAATTATTATGAAGCTAGAAGTTATGTACCTTCAATAAAGCCAACTTATTTAAAACCAGATTATCCTGATAAACAGGATATAATTTTTAATTTAAAAAACATAAATTTCAATTTGCCAGTTTATTTAGTTGAGGGTGTTTTTGATATGTTTCCTATAATAAATGCTATACCATTATTAGGAAAAACAATTTCAGAAATTTTACTTAATAAATTAATAGAGAATCAATCTAAAGTCATAATTTGTTTAGATGAGGATGCAAAAAAAGATGCTTATGATTTATATTTTAAATTAGAAAGTATGGGTTTAGATGTTTATTATGTTGAAATTCAGAACGATATAGCTAAATACTATGAGACAAATGGCAGAGAAGCATTAATAAATCTTATAAAAAAACATAAAAAATTAGATTTTAACCATATTTTTGTGGATAAGTTAAGAAATAGAAAGAAGGGATACGCAAAAAACCTTAATTCTGATTTTGTAAAGAGAGAGTTTGAAAGATTAAAAAATAAAATTAATGAATAATAAAATTGCACATGTAGCGGATCTTCATATAAGATTCGGGTCAAGACATCAAGAATATAAAACTGTTTTTAATAGACTTGTAAAAGATTTAAAAAATGAATCTCCAAGAAGAATAGTTATTGCTGGAGATATTTTCCATTTGAAAATAAATTTATCACCAACATCTATTGATATTGCTGGTAATTTACTTAAGACTTTATCTAAAATAGCACCTGTTGATATAATTATTGGTAATCACGATTTTAATCAGCAAGATTTAACTCAAGGGGATGCTATATCACCTTTAATTGATTTATTAGAAAATGGTTATATTGTAACAAAAGATTCTCCTAAGCTAAAAAAACCTAAGAGTGGTAATGGTGTTTATTTTTTCAGAGATTCCGGTTTTTATAATATTGAAGAAGATTTAGTTTATGGTGTTTATTCTTTATTGGATGAAGAGATAATTACTTTGACTGAAAAGGAAAAAGATAAAAAATACATAGCTCTTTATCATGGTCCTGTTTATGGTTGTGTTAATGACAATGGTTATCAATTAAAAGGTGATGAGTTACTTAAGATAACTGCTTTTAATAATTTTGATATTGTTATGCTTGGTGATATTCATGAACATCAGTCGTTTGAAAGAAAAAATGGTGATACTGCTGCTTATGCATCTTCTTTAATCCAACAAAATTTTGGTGAATCAATTGAAAAGGGTTATTTAATGTGGGATTTAGAAACATTAGAGTTTGAAAGAAGATATGTTCCAAATGATTATGGTTATTGTAAGTTAAATATCACAAAGGGCGAATTAGTTGATGAACGTTTACAAGATTTAAAATTTTCTGTTGATAAAAAGAAAACACGCATTTATATTGAGATCGAAGATGATGCTGAAAATGAAAATGTAGAAAAGAAATCTCAGATTAGAAAATGGATTAAAGACATTCATGGGTGCGAAAATGTTACCGTAGAATTTAAACCTATTCATAAAGAAAAAACTCTAGAGTCAGAAAGCGAAAGTTTATCTTATGAAGATTCTGAAAATTTTGAGAAGTTACTTTTGGATTATTTAACACAGAATTCTTATGAAAACATTGATGATGTAATCGGTTTAAGTAAAGAGATAGACTCAAAAATAAATTTGGAAGTCCAAGAGAAAAAAGGTGCCGAATGGGATCTTAATAAAATGGAAACATTTAATATTTTTTCTCATCCTGCACAAATTAATCAATTCGATTTCGATAAACTAAATGGAATTACTGGAATATTTGGTAAAAACTATTCTGGTAAATCTAATATTATTAAGGCTTTAGTATGGGGTTTATACGAAAAGATTCTTGGCGGTGGTGATAATCATAAAGTTGTAAATTTATATACTGGTAACAATAAAGCTTGGGTTAGGATTTATCTTACTATAGCCGGAACTCAATATAGAATTGAAAGGGGCATAACTGTTACTATGAAGAAAGATGGTACAACTAAAGCAGCTTATTCAATCAAGTATGAGTATTTGACTTATGATGAAGACGGTGATGTAGTTTGGGTTAATGAAGAATCAGATAGAGCTGCTAAAGAGAAAAAAGAATTTAAAAAATTAATTGTTGATAGTATTGGAACATTTGATGATTTTACAAAGATTTCTTTGCAAACACAAGGGGGAAAAGATGATTATTTAAGTTTACAGCAACAACCTAAAAATGATTTGATCAGGAAGTTTTTTGGATTAGAAACATTTGATGTGAAATACGAGTTTGCTAATAAAATTTTTAATCAAGTAAAATCAGTTCAAAAACATTTAGGTGATCCTGCAGAGATAGAAAAGCAAATAGAAGATTTTAATAAAAACATAGGTGAAGAAAAAAACAAATTAGATTTCTTGACTGAGGATAAACAAAAAAATCAAGAACAAATTGATATTCATAACAATGAAATTCTTGAATTAACTCAAAAAATAACTCAGCTTGAAACTACTACTGAAACTAGTGTTGATGGTGCAAATGAAAAGATAAATAAAAACAATACTGCTCTTGAAAAGCTGAATGATAAAATTGATTTTTTAACTGATTGGAATTCTAAAAACTTTATCAAAGAAATTCCTCAAGAATTAATCGGTTTAGATTCTGCAACACTTGATTCTAAAATAGAAAAACTAAGAGATAATTTTCAAAAAAATAAAAATAGTTATCTTTTAATAGATCAGTGGTTAAAAGATAATCCTAAAAAAGATGTAGAAGATTCCGCTTCTTATGAAAATTCATTAGACCAAAATAGACAAGAAAAAATAGTTTTAGAAAATGAATTAAAAATTTCAAGAGGAGAAAAGTGTCCAACTTGTAAACAAATAACAAAGGAAGCGAATCCTAATATTGAAACTGATTGTCTAGCTAAAATTGCGAATATTAATGATGAACTTAAAAAACTTCAGGATAAATTAACAGAAATAAAAAACATTGCTAATCATAATATTAAATTTGATGGAGAGAAAAACAAGTTAGATTCACTTAAAAATTCTTTACAATCAGATAAAATTGAAATAGATAGATTAAAGTTAAACATTGATAAGTTAGCTCAAGTAGAAAGTGATATTAAACACAATGAAGAGGTTAAAAAAAATAATCTTGAATTAGATAGTTTAAAAAATCAAAAACAAAAAGTAGAGGAATCTAGTAAGGATTTAAAAGATCAGATTGAAAAGATTAAAAATAATAAATCAAAAAAGGAATCCAACGATAAAATACAAAACGAAATTCAGGCTCTTAAGCAAAGTGTTGTTGAATATAAATCTGTTTTGTTACAAATTGATAATAATATAAAAGAAGCATCCGGAAACATCAAAGTACAAGAAAGTAATGTTCAAAATCTTACAGATAAATTAAATCAGATTAAAGAATCGGTAAGAATTTATGCTAAGTATTCAGTATATCTTCAAGCTGTTTCTAGAGATGGGATACCAGCACAGATACTTAAGAAAAAATTACCAATAGTAAACTATAGAATAAATACTATTTTATCAAACATAGTTAATTTCAAAATTGATATGTTTGTAAAAAACAATGGAGATGTTCAAGAGATATTTTATTTTAACCCTGATAAATCTGATGCTCTTCCATTATCAATGGGTTCAGGTTCTCAGAAGTTTGTTGGAAGTATAGCTATTACAGACGCTTTACATTCTGTAAGTTGTTTAATGAAACCAAATCTTAGAATCATTGATGAAGGATTTGGAACACTTGATGAAGATAAAACTGCTGATATTGGAAAAGTATTTTCATATTTGAGTAATCGTTATAAAAACATATTAATCATTACTCATAGAACTGAAATAAAAGATTTCGTCAACAATATTATTCAAGTAACAAAATCAACTTCTGGATTATTGAAAGAGCAAATTGAATCAAATCCAGATGCAGGTGTTTCACAATTTTCTATAACTTGTTAATATGACAGAAGTTAAAAATAAATACACTGAAGAACAGCTATCTTTTATTCAGGCAGATGTAAAATCTAATATTATACTTAGAGCAACCGCTGGATCAGGGAAGACCTTTTCTGCAGTTGAAAGAGTTAGATTTTTATTATCTAAAGGAGTTGATCCATCTAAAATTTTATTTTTTTCTTATACTAAAGCTGCGGTTGAAGAGTTTAGAGCAAGGTTAAATAATGATCAAATAAAGATTACAACTATTCATGCTTTTTGTCAAGGTATGTTATCCAAGATGAAAAAGTTTAAAAAAGTTGTTGAAATATATGAGTTTATTTCTTGGTATAAAGAAAAAAACAAACCAAAGCCAAGTGCTTCTAGTGAGGTTAAAATCAAATTTTATGAATTAGTAAATGACCTTTATGAAAATGCTCAATATATAAGTGCGGAAATAACTGCATATAAGTTGCAAATTGCTGAAGGTATTCGTTGTAAAAAACCAAACTTTTTTGAAGAATACAATAAATTCAAAAAAGAAACAAAGACCAGAGATTTCTCTGATATGCTTATTGAAATTCGTGATTTGCTAAAAGAAAACAAATGGTTAGTTATGTTTAGAAATAAATATGATTATATTCTTATAGATGAATTTCAGGATACATCATCCATTCAAATGGATATTTTATTGAAGCTAAATGCAAAGTATTATACTTTAATTGGAGATATAGGTCAATCTATATTTGGTTATAGTGGTGCCAATGCATTTACGGTAATGGATATGTTAAAAAAGAGAAGACAGGTTGAGGAAATGACTTTGAGTATTAATTTTAGAAGTTGTAAA